ATGTTATATTCAGAGTTAGCAAAAACTTACAGAAAGCTTTTTAAGAAATATCCAAATATTTCTAGTCTCCAGGATTTCGGCGGCAAGATTTTAGAAGAAAAAACAACCTATGCTAAGCGCGGCACACGTTGGGTTGAAGTGAAAAAAGAAGAAAAAGAAGTACCGGCAACTTATGTTTTTAATGTATTTGATGCAGTACAATTTTTTAAAGACTTAGGCGGATACGAAAAAGTAAGTTGTGGCTATACAAAGGCCGGATATCTTCCAGACGAGTTACTAAGTATCAGCCCTAACAGAACGGAAAAAACAGTAAGAAAATATTATTTCATTTAAAAAAATAAGGTGGGCGAAAATGCCCACCTTATTTTATTTGCTTCGTGCCTGATCAAGTAAGCGCTGCGTCTGCTCCTGACCGTATATATCCATGATATCAAGCTGATACCGCGCATCAGTCAGGAGCCTTTGCAGGTCTACCGCTTCCAGGTCTGGCGTATAGTTCTTAGTCTTCTGGCTAGACGGCTCCGGCTCTGCCGCAGGTGCTGCAGGTCCTTCTGCATCTGGTGCCGCTGATCGGATGCTGTCGCGGCTGATTTTTTCAGCTATCGCGGCTTTTATGTAGCCATTGACTGATAGACTTGTAGCCGCTGCCGCCTCTTGTAGTCTGGTGTAATCTTCGCGCCGCAAATCGAGCGGCACGCGCTTATAAGTCTTACTTGCGTATCTTATAGTAGCTTGCTTGTGTGCGTCTGATGTTGCCATGTGTTTTTCTTTCCTTTCTTATATTCTTTTCCACCTCTAGCATAATTATACACTATAAAGATAAAAATATACACGTACATAATGCACAAAAATATACACGTACATTTATACAGAATTACTATTGAATATACACGTACGTTGTTATATAATACAGTCAGAAGCAAGGAAAACAACAAACACAGAAAGGAAGTAAAAATATGAAGAGAACAAAAAATATGATCTATAAGGCATCTGATGAGGCACGCGAACTTTTCTTGTACGCAACGAACGAAAGCGCATTGTATCGCCAGATGATCAAGCCAGCAATTGAAAATCTGAAAAAGAAAGTTGCAAAGGGCACGTATGACGCAGACAAAGCGGCCGATCTATTCTACTATACTGCAGACAGAGCGGCGAAGATGTATAACAAGGACTTCGGCGGAGTGTTCACAGTACAGCAAAAATTTACAGCAGCGGTTGACATGGTTAGTTTTTTCGATGATTCAATCCATGAGGATTAAGCCGAAACGCCCCGGCTTGGGGTGTCCGTTGGGGATTGCCTCCCGGCGCTGATGATGGCAGGCAAGAAAGGGAAAAGTTATGACAACATTACAAATTATTAGACTGAATGAAAGTGCCCCGGCTATGGCGTACGGTTTCCGTTATAATGTCCAGATCTGGACGAAGGACAGCGGCCGCGGCTGGTGCTATGCCGGAAACGGCAAGTTTTTAAAGACTGCAGGCGAGGTTCTGAGCTATGGCAAGGAACGCGCTGATTTTTACAGTGCTGACATGTACAAGGATTTTTACGCCTGCATGAGTGAGGAAGACGTTGTATATTTTGTAGGGGTTTACAAGTGGCACGCCTTCCGCGTATATCCAGACGGAAAAATTACAAAGGCAACTGAGCAAGAACGCGAATTGGCCGGAAAATGGCTTGAAAGAGAGAAAGGAAAGCGATGATCACAACAAAAATTGTCTTGCTGGGCGACACTCACCCGGCAAGACTTCGCGGTTATGGTTACAGTGTGCAGATTTTTGTAGATGGTGAATACAGTAATATTTGCAAGCTGTGCCGGACTCTGGCAGATGCTGAAAGCTACGCCGAGGAATTTTAAGTTTTGCGTTTCTCCGCTTTAGGCGGCGAGGTTCACGACCTGGGGACGCTTTACCGGAAAAACCGGAACAAAAAAAAGAAAACTAAAAGAAAGGTTAAAACAATGATTTTAAAGACAGTATCTATCAGCGCCGCGCCGCGAGAGCTGCATATAAAGCTTTTCAAGGCTCACGGTGATGAGCTGGAGAAGCTTGAGAAAGAAATTGCAAGCCTTGACGCTGTGGCCCTTGTGTCATGGGCACGAGTATTCGAGGTGGTAAAGACTCCAGGTGTGGTGGCACACTGGGAAGTGCAGCACGAAATTGACGGCAAGGCATACACAGAGCAACGCATATTGCACGCATCCGTAAAAAATCCGGGCTGCATTCAGTTTTCTACAGCTCACATCTACCCAGACGAATATATCCCGGTGATGGATTCACAGTTTAAAAATGCAGCCGATTTTTTCAGATATGAAGCGCCACTGTCGGCGGTTGTTATTATTGAAAAGGTTGCGTGACACGGAAAGAGGTGATAAAATGAAGGTAATCTGGGAATCAAGCCTGCAGATTGAGAAGATGCGCAGCAGTGCAGAGCGTGCTATTCTCTGCCAAAGGTCAAGAGGGTTCAAGGCAACTTGTTACTCGGCGTGCTGATCTTTGACGGTATGGCGGTTGCACTGTGTTTTGGGAGTGTTCGATAGGAGAACATAAAATATTTTGTGCAATATTTACAATGTGCAAACAGTACTGCTATCTTATAATAGTGCATATTGACAAGGGAAAGGAGTCGGCAATGGCAAAGAAAGATTTAACAGGCGAACGGCATGGAGATTTGGTGGTGCTGGGAGCTTCCGAAAATAAATACGCTAGTCCTAATACCGGAAAAAGAATAAGCCTTTGGAAAGTGAAATGCTTAAAATGCGGAAATATAAAAGAAATGCAGGCATCTCACTTTTACAGATGTGTAACATGTGGATGCGTAAGAAGACGTAAATACCACAACTGTGTAATATGTGGAAAGCCATTTATTTGGCATCCGAGTGATACAAAACAATGTTGTTCTGCTAAATGTGCGGCACAATTAAGAAAGAAACACGGCTTGTGTACGCCAAAGGGGACACCTATGCCGCCTGCTCTAATTGAAGCTCAAAAGAAAAGTCAATTAGTAAAAGCGGCTCGCGAACGATTTGCAAAAGAAGCAACTAAAGCGGCTCATGCTTTGCCAGAAGGACAACCGGGACCGCAAAACAGAACTGCTAAAAAATGGATTTTAATTGATCCTCTAGGAAATTACTATATAGCAGTATCGTTGAAGGATTGGGCTAGAAGAAATTGCCGAAGGTTCTTTGATGAAGATGTACCAGAAAATATTGCAGCTGGACGCGTGCGTGGTGGTTTTACTGCAATTGCAAGTAGTTTACGTGGTGTGTCTTCACGGAGATCTAGGCCAGTGTATACTTATAAGGGCTGGCGATTGGAAGAGTTACCAGTTGAAAAGACCGAAGAGGATGTTAAAATGGCGTTGGAAGAAAATAGGAGACAAAATGGCGAAGAGAAAGAAAAAAGTTGAGAATAAACGAATCCTGGCACTAGAACTGTACAAAGGATTCTTAAAGGCTGAACCTGATTTGGCTGATCAAGCAAAAGCTGCGATTGAGGATTTTAAAGCTCAAGGCGCAAAATGGGACGAAAATATTGTGTACTGTCCTAATGATAAAATACTGCTAGAAATCAAAAAAGCACGAATGGGGGAGCCAGATGCGAAGTATTTCAAAAGGCTTAGAAATGCCACTGCAGGATTGATTTCAGCAGTGGCAACATGGGATTTATCAAAAGTAATTTATCGCTTTGATGAAGATTTTTATAGTGAATTAAGAGAAACAGAAGGAATAGAAAAAGTTCCGGTAAACATGTTACTTCATTTGCCATATAAATGTTTATGTCTTCAAGTTGGTGATGAATCAAGGTTTACATATTTGAATTATGATTTTGAATTTAAATTATATGAATTAAGGATTGAAAGACTTTTCTTTAATGACGATGAAAACAGAATTGAATCAAGGAGCTATTTTTTAACCTTATCGTCTGATAAATTACAAAAATGCATAGACCATACAATTTCCAGTGGAATTGATAACTATAAAAGAGTGGGGCTGCCGGAGTTTTCGGAGAAATTTGAAGAAACATATAGAAAAGATCGCGAAATATTTCAAAGCACAATACAAATGATTCTGTTTATACTGTCACAGAATGTAGATATTGTCGAGAATGAAGAAAACAAGAAAGCAAGAAAGAAATATGTTCGTTCTGGTGCAAAGGAGATTCCCAAGGTATTGGATGCAGGATACCGTGTGGGAGCTGAAATAAGGAACGTTAGGGAAATCAATGTATACAAGAACAAGACAGAAGCAAATGAACAAAACCTTGATACACTACCCTCTGCCGCAGGAAGTAAAAAGACTCCGCATGTACGCCGCGCACACTGGCATCATTTCTGGATAGGGAGTGAAAAGGCAGGAAACAGAAAACTTGTGATCAGATGGTTGCCACCTATAGCAATAGGAAGCAGAGTCCAGGATCTTTCACCAGTTGTACATGATATTAGAGCATAGTCAAAAACTTCTGGTTAAAGTCACGAATTTTTAATAAAAAGAAAGGAACGGGAAAACAAGAATGAATGAAGAAAAAATGAAACGAGTAATTGAAGCAGCAACGCAGTGCAAGCCACTTGCCAAAAATGATTGGCCGAGAGGGCACGAAGAATGGGGATGGTTGTTGGATAGAACATGCGATTTGTACAGCAATTATATTTCTTTGGAAAATGAAGCTCTGAAAAAGGCAGTTAAAATTGTAGTTGAAGAGTTTTTTGATTTTGTCGATAAAGTCTATCCAGAAAACGAAGAGCCTATTCCAGGTAAAGAATTTTTTGATTCTGTTGATAAAAACTATTTAGAAGATAAATGGTATATTCCGGATTTTGCAGAAGAATTATATGAAAAACTTGTTGACGATGATGGAGATGAAAAAACGGAAAAAGAAAGAGATATAGAACGTACAATAAACTTGATGATGACAATAATAGAATTTACGTGTCATTGTGAGGAAGAATACTTAGCACAAATGCCTGCCGAAGAGTTAAAAGCATGGGAAACATTAGCAAGGATAGATAAAAATTATAGAATAAAAATTTGTCGCGGATATAAATTTGGGAAAATAGCAGATGGTTTTGTGATCGACGACACAGCTGATAACTTGATACAGCTCCACAAAAACGCAGAAGAGGCACGAGAAAACGAAGCCCCTTATCCGTTTAAATGGTATATGTAAAAATAAAAAATATAATATTAAGGTATAGCTAAAAAGTAGGGATAGAATCAAATCTATCCCTATTATTTTACAGTTCTTGACAGCATTTTACATTACTTTACATTATTATACATTATTTTACTGTAAAATAATGTTAAAATCTATCGGCTTTTCTTACGGCGCTTCTTCTGCTTCTGCTGTTTGTATTCGGTTCTTATGACTGTGATATTTCCGACAGTTTCCTCAGTTCTGATTCGCTTCAAACTGCCAACATAGGTTATTATGCTGATTTCGCGCTTCTTTCCACTTCTACCGCCCATATCATCCCCTCAACTTTCTTGTAAGTTTCTGCCCAAATGATTCTCGATACGTGATTTTTACATATGTGTCCACATCAATAGGACGTCCAACCACTAAAATTTCTGTAGGATGGAGTCGGGAACACATTTCTTTGAAGCCCTGCCGATAACACTCCTTGCCTTGATCGGTAAAGCAGCCGTTTGTGCTGACTGCCAGCGTACTCTCTTCTGGCAACCCTTCAAAGCAAAAATCAAACGTCTCTGTGCTTCCCCAACCTACAGTTGGGATGACGTCGCATCCATTCATAAATAGCCACCATGCAAGGGCGCGGCTTCTGTACACTTGATGTAGCTGCATGACCTTTGGCATAGAGTCATAAAATGAGAAGTCAGGAGCACAGACATATTTGAAATTTTCAAGCATCGGAAGATACTTTTGCGGTTGATTCCATAATGGCTCGAACCGTGCATCATCAATAAAAAAGTGGCAAAGCGCCTTCTTCGGATTTTTTTCTTTCACCGCCTCACAAAATGATACTGCATTAAGCCCACTCAGAGTAGCATGTACTGGGAGCAGTTTTGGAAAGCCCAGTGGAGTAAGCTCGGATTGATAAAGATATCGCTCACGAAGAACGTCTTTTTGTGTGTGAATCTTTGTGTACATCTGCCTTCCTTTCTGGCACATTGCCTAAAGTCGTGCGTGTACTGTGATCTTTATTTTATGCACAGTACCTAATTGTATTGTTTCCTAAAAGTTGATATATAAGTTCATCTGCAACAGTTACTATACTCCTGCCAAAAAGACTTATAAAGTCTGCGACAATTTCCTCTGTTTCAATTGGGATAGAGTATCCGTATTCCATTGCGTGAACGTGTGTCAATTCGTGGCACAGCACTTTATCAATCATCTGGCTTGACAGATCATTACACATAAAGACGGTCTTTAAATTGTTGTCGGTTACGCCGAGCGTATATGTTCCGTCACTGCGCTGCAACTGCGGATCGCCAGGATTGACAAAGCAAACTTGCCAAGTGCTGTTATTTACTGTAAAAAACATTTGATACCCCCATTATAGCACATTTATAGCAAATGCGCAATTGAAATAAAACCGGGAGCATCTGCCCCCGGTTGTACCATTGATTATATACGCTGTACCCAGTTTGTCATCTTGGTTTTCATCATTGTTTTTTCGGAAGCTGAAAGCCCTGGCATGATCTCTTTAAGATCTTCGTCGATAACGGCTAGCAAGGACTCAAGCCCTCGCATGTTTGCGTCATTGTCTTCTTTGGTGTTAGCTTTGTGCATGTCCTTAGTCTCACTGTATGACCTTCTAGCACGGTCATATCGGCTTTCTGACTTCATTCCCATATCTTCTACACTTCTACCATCTGACGGCATTTGGGATCCTCTACGTGGGTCAGAGTAGTACATGCGCCCAAAGCGGAGTCTATCAAGATCACGCATACGCTCTTCTTCTGGCATATCAGCCCATTCATAATACATTTCTGGTGTCATGTGCCAATAAGGTGGTTCGTCATAACCGCGTCTGCTTGTGGTCCTTGTCCCTCTACCCTTTGGGGCAAATCTGCCGTTAGCGTATCTGTAGCGGTCGTAATAGCGGCGTGACGGGTAATCACCGTATTGCTCAACCATTTCCATAATTTCGTCATCGTTTTCCAGTCTATCCATTGCCTCAACGATGCGATAATCTTTATCAAAGCAAGCAATGTTCTTAACGATTTCGGTCCAATCTTTTAAATCATCAAGATTCTGACCTTCGAAATTATCAATTCCGATAGCTTTAGCTTTTTCTTTGACACATTCCAAGATTTCTTTAGCCCATTTATGCATAGTCTACCTCCAATCAAGCAACTCTATTCACTATAAGGTTTGCGTTAGCAACTTCAATAGCAACGCCACTTGTATTCTCAACTGCAATATTTACGCAGCAGCCACGTGGAACACTGATAAAAATGCCTGAGGACACATTGCTGAATTGAGATACTGCAGCTGGTGTTGAAATCATTTTGGAAGCAAGCACTGGCTCACCACTGATAGCAATTGCTAATGATATAGGAGCCACAGTTCCCCCGGCTGGAAGAGCTATATTTGCAGAGAAGCCTACAAAAAAACGTGCCTGGCACTGATTCGTAAGACCTCTAAGAGTAATGATCCCACTGCCTTCGCGGTGCTGTATGCAGTTTGAACCCTTAACAGATGTGTTTGTAAAAGTTACATTTTCATTTGCCGCAACTTCCTGCGTTGCGACTGCAACATATTCTGCCATTTGATACCTCCTTAAAATAAGGGACAGGCTCTATTTCGAGTCTGCCCCTTTGCTGATAGTAATACTGCGTTAGTTAGCAGACATAACCGTTTTGGTTAAGATACCGATATTTAATTTTGTCAGCAGTTGCAGCCACTATTGCATCCGTAATACACGTTTGGGTTAGGAACTTGATATGACGGAATCGGTGCTGGATTAACTGCGTTGATGATCTGCTGTGTCTGAGATGCCATTGCTGTGGTAAGCAGTGCACTCTGGCGATCCTGTGAAGCAGCTCTGCGAAGATCATTGTTCTCAGCCTGTAAGGCAGCAATCTTGTCCTGGCAAAGGTAGTCAAGCAGCGCACGGGTATTTGCATTGGCATTGTCAATGATATCACGTGTATTGGTTGCTGCATTATAGTTTAACTGGCAGAAGCCTTTATCAATGGACTGCTGAATTGCATTTGCTTGTGTAGCCATGTTATAATTGGTGTTAGAGATTGCTTCTTTGTTGTCACAACAGCATTGTGCTAACTGTGCCTGCAGAGCATTTGTATTTTGCATATTAGCTACGGTATCAGCGTTGATAGCCTGCTGAATGCCATATCCAGTCTGCATGATGTTTGTGTTGATTCCGTTGAATCCAGTTAACATGCTATTGTTGGCCGCGTAGAATCCGTCACAAAGACCATTGGTAATTCCGTCTAGTTTTCCGACAATTGCTTGGTTATCAAAGCCGCGCTGAATTGCACTATCTGTGTAGGCTGCTGCGGTAGAACCCATTCCGCCACCGTTGTTGCCCCAGCCACCGAAGCCATTACCCCAGCCGAAAATGGCGAAGATCAAAACGATCCAAATAAGCCCCCAGCCGTCGTTGCCCCAGCCGCCGTTGTTATTGCCGTTACCATCAATGCTAGCCACTAATGGTACACTACAGTTTCCTGAGTTAAACATACTATTTACCTCCGTAATAATTTTTTATATACATAATCTTGCAAGAATTAGTATCATTTTTAATATTTTTGTGTTATAATATCTTTGTGCAGATAGGGAATCGCGACCCGAAAATCACAATGCCTAGTGACTTCTGCACGTTTATTGGTAGGCGATTAAAAACACGAAAGGCAAGGTGTTGTTTTTATGCTCAAGTATCACATTTCCGATTATAAAGGGAAAAAATATGGCCATCTTACTGTAATTTCACAATCAAAAAATTCAGATATCCCAAATGGGTTTGATTTCAAGTGTGATTGTGGAAGAATTATCTCCTTTGCTCCTGACAGAGTTATTAAGGGCCATCAGAAATCTTGTGGGTCCTGTTCTTACTCAAGGAAGCCTAAGATCAGCATAGATAATTATATAGGTCAAAGATCTAATATGCTTACAGCAATAGGTCTTTCAGAAAGAAGGCCATCTGATAAAAGGCAGTATATTGAGTGCTTATGTGATTGTGGAAATAAAGTTAGGGTATTGCCTTACCTGTTTAAAAATCACAAAGTGAAAAGTTGCGGTTGTTTGCTAAAAAATAGTCCGGCATATATTGATGGAAGAACTAAAAATCCACTATATGGGCTATGGAAAAACATGATCGGACGTTGTGAAAGCCCAAACCATCCAAAGTATTACCAATATGGCAAACGAGGAATAACCGTGTGCGAAGAATGGCATGACTTTTGGAAATTTGTAGAATGGTCCGAATCTATTGGTGGACGTCCTGAGAACTACACACTTGATCGAATTGACAATAATGGTAACTATGAGCCAAATAATTGTCGTTGGGCAACTTCTGGAGAACAAGCTATAAACAAATCAAATAATTTGAATATAGAGTATAACGGAGAAACCAAAACTCTAAAAGAATGGTCTGATTTGCTCGGAATAAGTTGGGATGTTCTTCATAATCGCCTCCGAAAAGGTTGGACTGTTGAAAGAGCTTTTACAGAAAAAGTGTATAAGTAGTTTTTCTAATGGGTGATAAAATTTCACCCATTATTTTATTCCAAATTGACTTTTTATCTGGCGAACAGCATCATCAACATTTATCCCTTTTTCTTTACAAAGGTTGCGTGCTAATTGTTCTACACCCTTTGTATCGCCTTTGTTTGCCATATCCATAGCATTTTTTAAAATAGGATTGCTCATGGCTTGGCTGTTTCCGGCCATTTGCTGCAAAAATTGTTGTGGATTCCTCATGGCTTGAAATAGCTGAAATGGATTATTCATTCTCATTTGCCTCCTTCTTTAAGCCTCCGGACCTTTTAGGCGCTATCTTAGGCATCAATTCATCAAACTTCTTTTCGAGGCTATCAAATCTTGCCATAAATGCCTCTGTAGCCTCGTCAGATAGCCCCATTTTCATTTTGGACATGTCGGCTGAACTATTTGCCGCATTTGGCTGTGAAGCTGTGTACGGCTTATATACAATCGTTCTAATGGTTCCATCTGCATTCCATGATTTTGTATAGATCTCTGACATGTCTTGCTTTGGGAATACGGCAACTGAACCGTCCATAGGTACATCGTTCGCAGTAATTTGTTCGACAGCTTGCACGACCTTTCCGTTCAATCCAGCTTGCTGCTGTGGCTGAATGCTTTGCTGCTGATTAAAAAGCGGCTGGTTTTGCTGCAGATCATAACGCGGCTGCTGATATTGATACGGGTAATAACTATTATATTGGCCATACATTGTCTGTTGGTTGTACGGTTGATACATCTGATTTGGTATCGGCATCGTCGATTATCACTCCTTCCTCGTCAAGGACCTCTCCAATAGCTTGAATCATTGCTGATTGATACTGCATTGGAATCATACATACATCTGGTCTTTCAAATATTTTAGTCAAAAATGATTCAGGAAACATCATTCACACCTTCCTTCCTCTTATTCTGACTGTATTGTGCCATAAAAATAAGATGTAAAAACGACAGAGATACGACATATTAACGACAAAAAGAGCTGCCAAATAAACTGACAACTCTTTCAAAGAATATTTTACTGTAAATAAATGTCAAATATTGTTAAATAAAGTTAAATAATGTAAAGAAATGTAAAATACACTATTACAACATCTGCAATTCCTCTCCTGTGTCCTTTGATGTGAGTTTGATAGAGACGTCGTATCCTAACGCTTCTGATATCTGGCGTATATCACTTTCTCTAAAATTATTTAATCTAAGCTTTTTGGACACGTTAGATTGAGAACACCCTAACAGTTTTGCAAGCTGAACTCCGTCCATCTCTTTCTTAAACATTATTGTTTTTACAATGTTCGAAAATGTGTTTTTGCTTTCCATTTACTCACCTTCCTCCTTCGGTTTAAGATCTGCCTTGTAAGAGCTTAAATGTTCTTCTATAGTTTCAAGACTATTGGATTCCTCTGGAATCAATCGGTTGAGATAATATAAAAAAGAATTATAAGCCTTTGCTGTGCAAAAATACTTTTCCTTGCCATTCACCGTAACTATTCGACCTCTAAATGATGTCGGGGATGCATTATCAATTAAAGATTTGGAAAAGTCCAGTGCAGACTGTTTGACCATTCTTAGAAAATACTCAAATGCGGTGGCGCTTGATGAAAGAAATCTGGACCAAATCAAATCTAGGTTACTAGAAAACTCATATTTTTTAAGTTCAGTCGGATTCTGCTTGCCACTAGCCATCTGAATATTGTAGGATAATACACCAATTTCATTTGTAATATAGTGGCACAGTTCAATGCCAACAGATATGTAATCTGCAAAGTTAGGATCGAGATTTGCTGTAAATCTTTTTGAACATTCATCAACAAACCTCATTAACTTGGAATCATACACCATTCCACAGGTCTGAAAGCCTGCATTGCCAATTCCAATTAAGCGCAACCATGTAGCAGTATCTTGATTGTTGCAAAGTATCTTGTCGAGTAGTTGCCACAATGGAACATCGTTAAATAAGCGAAGTGGTTTAGCACTGTTACTATTTAAAATGTAAAGTGCCATGGTTTCAGCTGTAACACGTTCTTTATCAAAAAATTCCCCACCCAATGCATTAAATCCGGTTATAACCCCATTTTCACGCTTGAGAAATATCCTGCGCGATTGGTGCGTGAATAATTCCGCTGGGTTAGAAGGTGGATCAATCTTTTTGCGCTCATCGGATCGTGGCAAGCATTCCCATATTGGGCAAGGCTTAGGCCACAATTCTCCATTACCATTCTGTAAAGGAACTAGGTTCATCATAAGTGTTTCAAAAAGATTTCGCCCGATTGCGTAAACAATAGTATTTTGCCCCAACCATCCAATACTGATTGAAGGCAAGCCTGCTTTACTCGGCTTTACAGAAACATCATCATACCCGTTGATAAAAAGAAGCCATCTAGCCGCTTCTGCATATGTTAGTTGCATTTTTGCTTCTCCACTTCTTGTCGCAAAAATTCGTACCTTGTTGTTGCTTTCAGAAATTTCTCCGTTTAACTTTGCAGCACCAAAAGCAGTTCCTTTTTTAGCTTCGTTTGCCTGATAGAATGGAGCATCAGGCTGAAAAAGCCAGAAACGTTCTCTGTATTCCTCTAAATATTTTAAAAATGCTTCCGGAAAATGTCCGAGACTCCAATAGCTTTTCCAACGGCTGATTGCTTCATCCCTGTTCAAAAGCGGAATCTCATCACCGTTTGAGTCGAATCTTGCAAATCCAGAATGAGCAATCGCAAGAAGTAGTCGTATCATTGCGACATTTTGAGTATCTGTTTCACCTGCCAAATCCATGTATTCATGGCTGTGGGTGAAAACATCTTTAAGTGAAACTTCTTTAACGGCATAGTTAGGAAGCAATACACGCACCCAATTTTCGTCAAGCAAGTTAAATTCTTTTTTCATATATATCCTTCTTTCTGCAGTTCTTTACTTTATTTAACAGTTCTTTACTTTAAAATAATGTCAAATAAGGTTAAATACTGCTATTTACTAATATATATATTTCTTGCAATGCATAATCTATATTTATACGGCTCAAATATCCGATTTTTGCATTCCAATCTTGAGCCTGTGCAATCATGGCATAATACAGTTTGTGGCTCAGGTGAGCAGTTACGAAGAACACAAAGTCAGATTTTTTTAATGCAGCGTTGCGCACAGTGCTGACATTTCCTGCACTGATATATTGCCAATCCGGAAGATAAGTTTTAAGCTTCTTTATCAAGTTTGGATGCCCTCCAACAATTGTACCACTAATGTTTTTTAATTGCTGAATTTGCTCTTTAGATAGCTCGTTTGTAATTTCGGTTTCCGAATCAGATTCCAGTGAAAATATATGCTCTCGTAAAGCATAAAGCTCCCTGCGTTCACCCTCTACCTTTTGCAACTCAGATTTTAGCGCATCATTCTTCTGCTTGAGTAGATTTATCTGATCAGATAAGCGCTGAACCTGCTCAGTACAAGCTTTTTGCTCAGACATCCTGCGTTCTTGAGATTCAGATAATGCAGATTTTGCTTGAAGCAATTCATTTTTAATACTCTCTACTTCAACATACACGTCTTCACGATTGTGCTGGAAGTAATATTCTTTAGATTGCTTATATGCCTTACACATAGCTAATATATAACTTGTATATTTTGCGTAAGTGAGGAAGTCTTCACGTATTCCTCCTCTTTTTCCGTGCGTATAAGCAATTGCTAATGATTCCAAGTCTTCACGTGTGAATTGCAATTCGGAAAAAATAGAAACACTTGAAAGTGACTCAATGTCAAACACTGTAGTGTATCCAAATTTCTCATTTTTTGGTGCTAACTGGATCTGCTTAAATAAATCTTTTGGAAGTTGACTAATGTATGATTTTGCTCTTTCCTGAAAAGCACAGTCATATTTCTTTAACCCTTTTTGTATTCTACGTTCTGGATTGTATCCGTAGTTTGCAATAAAGGAAAGTAATTCATCACATTCTTTACGTTCTTGTACCAACTCTTGCGGCCACATATTTAAAAAGTAATAGCCTGCAAATAAATGGCCGTTAAAGTTATCGTCCGAAACATGATCTGACTTTGCAAGCTTTGCATAAATGACTTCTCCAATTACACTATTAAAATGAATCGGTTCGTCTTTTGGAAGCCTTTTAAAAATGTTGTATAGCTTTCTGTATCCCTTTTTGAAAAGAATATCCAAAGAAGTCAGTGCTTGTTCATCTTCTGCGTAGCTATATTCGACGATTCCAAGTGCTTTTTTATAAGCTTCTTCTGTTTGCAAAGACAGCTCTTCCGAAAATAAAGTATTGTAATATTTGCTCTGCTTTGCAGCATTATAATAAGCTACAGCATTCTTGCCATATTCGACTTCTAAATCTAATCGTATATGGCGTGCAAACGCGATAGCGCAAGCGTAAAACGGTATCAAGTTTACTTGCTCCATAAAATGCCTCCTTTCTTTAATAAGTTTTTAACTCTCATTTATTTTTATCTTCTAATAGTTCATTCAGATTTGCTTTTTCTCCATTGGTGTAGTTTTCTATCACCTAGAAGATTCTTGACAGGCTTCAGTAGACGCTCACCTGTAATGACGTTCGCTTCCCATCATTATGAACCTCTATAAACTTATTCGGATTTCTTCTATTTCTGAACATCCGAATCGTCGTCATCTTCCTTTACCTCCTTTACTTCACCTGATACTAAATGATACCAGGTATCGGCCTTAATAGATGTTCCATCTACTAAGACGAATTTTTGACCAACAAGTTTCCACTTATCCGCCCAAACAGTGGCGGATTCGTACTCTAGGTCATACCACTTACCGGTGTATTCCCACTCAGAAAGCACCAGGTAAGTACCGATGACTCCTTTAGCCTTAGAACCAGGTCCCCAGGCCACAGCGATTGACTCTGCAGCCATAGCACTGACTATATTTCCATAAGCATTTCCAACGGAAACGCTCTTTTCGCCATAGCTACTAGAAACGCTCTCGTAGCCGGTAGCTACAGAGACTCCTCTAATTCCTTTAGAACTGGAATCAGAATCATCTCCAGTGGAGACAGCTACTCCACATTTTTGATTTGAGTTTGCAGTGGAATCATCCGCTGTAACTACAGCGGCGGAACGAAGTCCGCTTTCTGCTGTAATCGCTGTTCCCTTGTATCCCGTGGACACAGCTACTGCCTTTCCACCTAAAACTTCTGAGGAACTTTCATCTCCGGTGGAGACTGCTACTCCAAATATTCCCTCAACTAGAGACTTACTTTCGTCTCCGGTAACTACACCTGAACAGAATGCAGATGCATTAAAAATTTCAACCTGACTTTTTGGAGCTGTTGCTCCGAAAAATTCCTGTACGCAATTTGCGATTTTAATTTCATTTGACATATTTTCCCTCATTTCTCCCCGATACCGATAGGACAGTAAGTTTGCCTTTTCGCGCCATCTGCATTTATAGAGGCTTTGGACTCTCGTGCATTGCACGGCTGCATTACACTCCGGTTTACCTCCACCGGAAGGTGATTGACTCAGCCAAAATCAAGACGGTTCTCGAACGCATCGAGAATGCCTCTGATTTCTGCCGCCAGATTCGTAACTGCCTTATACTGTCCCAGATTCTCGATCTGGTCAGCCTCATACAGTTCTTTTGCCTTTGCTTCTTCATTCTCCAGTGCTTCGTTTAATGCTGCGTATAAACTTCTAAGTTCTGTCATAATAAACCTCATTTCTCCCCGTCTCGCCACTAGGTCAGCATAAATTTGATTTGCCTTGTACCGCCCGTTTTGCCGATAGCACAGCATTTTTCATTTGCCTTGCTGGGCTGAATTTTTTTTGCGGTCAACTAGTTCTTTACCTTATTAAACCTTTTTTAAATGTCAAATAATGTAAAGAATTATAGATCATGTGTCCGCATGTATTCCTCAATGGCGAAGCAAGCAAATCCTGCTAGGGTGCGGCCTGACTTACGAGCAGCTTCTGAAAAGGCTGCCTTTTGTGATTCAGTGCATGATACGCTGAACTGAATCTTACGCTCAGCTGCAGAGACTTCTCTGCGTCCTACATATCCACCATTTGGACCAATCTTCGGAGTTGGATTATATCCAGGCGTATACACTCTGTTTGGATCAACTGGGGCGGAGACAAATACTGTTTTTTTTTCCACTGGCTGGATGTTTGGAATTTCAGTTCCACTAGTATCTGTAAAATCAATGCCAGCTGTCACATCAAAAGAAGTAGTAGTGGTGTTATCTTTCTTTCTCATCTATAATCACTCCTTAATAGTTCTTTTGTGAACTGTGCATAATCAATGGCGGCGTTACAATTTGAGTCAAATCTCATGAGTGTTGTTCTGGTTGCCTGTGCCTTTTGTACAGCAATGCTTTCACGAATAGTTGTGCAGAACACCTTTGTGTTGAGTTGCTTGGCAATCTCTTCCAGAGAAGCTTTAACTTCCTGGGCGAGGAGTTGACGGCTCTTATATTTTACTAGTAAGAGTCCTGCAACCTCTAGGTTAGGATTATTTCTTTTCTTTATGCCTGTGATGGTTCTGTTCAGCTCCGAGAGGCCTTGAATAGCATAACGGTCTGCAGTAACAGGAATGATGACCTTGTCAGAAGCAATTAAACAGTTTTTAAGTAATTTGTTGTCAGCCGGAGCTGTATCAATAATAACGTAGTCATAGCCAGTTAATTCAGAAAGAGCGTCTTTTAGTCTAAAATACTCATTCCCATCGCTTGGGAATCTTTGATCTGCTGTTTTCAGCTCTGGGTCCGATGCAACTATATCGCCGATTTCTGTTCTTTGAATAGCTTCCGCAATTGGAAGTGGATCTTCGATGTCTAAAATAACATCGTAGAGAGTTGCCGTATCTTTGGACACTGCTCTATAAGTATCAGAGCTGTTGCCTTGCGGATCAGCGTCAACCAGTAAGACCTTCTTGCCTTGCGACATTAAAATCGATGCAAGTGTAGTGGCTGTTGTGGTTTTTGCAATGCCACCTTTTTGATTTGCAATGCATATTACTTTCATTGTGAAACCTCCTTTGTGATTACATTATTCTACATTATTTTACAATTCTTAACCTAATTTAACATTTCTTTACAGTAAAATAATGTTTTTTCATTTCTCAGTTATAGGATACATTGTTAGAACTAAAAAGTCAATAGTTAGAACTAAAAAGTTATAAAAAATATCTTCAAAGTTATACGTGTGACATTTCTTTACAGTAAAATAATGTTAAAAATGTTGTAAAAATCCCCTAGCATCATAAATACCAGGGGACTATTTATAGTTGGTTGATTTTTGATTTTATATCGGCAATCCTGCGATCAACCGTCCTAGTTGACACAGATAACCGGGTTGCTATTTCGCTGATAGATTTGCCTTTAGACAACATATCAAACGTTATCTCTTCATCCTCCGTGAAATTACTTCTAAGTTTGTAATCATCAAGCTTAGACTGGGTAAGTTTGTGTAATTTCACGGATCACATCATGACTCCTTGATTGTTAGCTCTTTAGAATCAGTTCTTTTTAGGATAATAAGCTGCCTATCCATATCCGGTATCTTCCAATTATCAACAGATTCAGAGTCATCTACGATGATAGGAAGGGTAGTAGCGTATTTCTTCTGAAAAGCCTTGCAAACATCTGTCTCAATTAAGATTTTTGCACCGTGATTAAGGTTTCTAGCGTATGGTTCACCGTTTACACAGAAATCACACGTTTCTTCTAGGTCGCCATTCACAAGCTGTCTGAAAAATTTCACCTGGCAGTACTCTAAATACTCGTTTACCTTGCTTTCTAAAAGCTCGTGCTTGCGAATGTTGAAGCGTTTGAGCAAGTCAAGCTGTGCCTGAGTATCTGCAATTAGCTGCTCATTCTTTCGGCGCTCGATGTTAAGCTCTACAACTCTTGCGTCAATCTTGACATTGATTTCGGTTTTTGCAAGCTCTGCTTTTAAGCCAGATAGCTGATGTTGAAGATTATTTTCTTCTGCCTTGAGCTGTGCAAACGTTGCATTTGCAGTATTTGCTTCTAACTGGCTTTCAAGCTTTGCGATTTCTGCAGATCTGGATTTTGCTGCCTCGTCTGGTTCTGCTGGTATTAAAGTGGATATAATTTTTTTCTGAGCAACTAAATCATCGACAACTCTTGACTTTTTATTGGATTCTTCACGAAGGGCAGAAAGCTCTGCATCTGCAGCATTGAACTTTTCGCGTAAAGCATCAATAGCTTCTTTACATTTCATTCCATCGTCTGTGATTTCCTGCAACTTTTCTTCCTTTGATTCTTCAAAATGCTTTCGCATTTCATCCTGCTGATCAGATGGGTATTCACGCTTGCAATACGGGCAAATCAGCAAATTTTCATCAAATTGCATATCTTTATTGCTTTTCCAGTCACTTGAAAGCTTCAAACGCTTAGTTTCAAGATCCCGAATCTCGGAGTCAATCTGGTGCAATTCATGCTCTTTGGCATTTAAACTACTGTTGGATAGGAAAAGTTCTTCCTTTGTTGCCATAATCTGAGCATCTAAATCGGCAATTCTTTTCCTGTTTTCGGCATTAGTGTCATCAGTGACTTTTAATTGCTCCTGCTTCAACTTATAAATTTGTGCCTGAATTGCACGTTGCTCATCAAATGCCTTCTGCACATCAGCTTGTTTACTCTGGTTATCTTTCAGTCTGCTTTCAATATCTGCAATCTGGCTGTTTATCAAGGCTTCATCAATGACAATTTTCTGTTTTTCCACCTCATCAATGCGATTTGGAAACTCTTTGCGAATATCAAGCAAGCCTTTAGTGCCATTCCTTCCGCGTCTGCCATTCAGCATAGTATTAAATTTTGATTTTAACTCATCAACACTGCCATCATCCAGCAGTGGGAGAAGAGGGGAGAACTCCGGAAAACGTTCACAAACCTCTGCATTGGAACACGTTCCAAAGGTGGATTCTAAAATTGATCTGCAGTCAGCAGTACTCTTTGACAAGAGCGTTTTGGCGTTGATCAAGTTCGAAAGTTCGCTCACAGGAACCAATTTTTCTGCAATAAATTCTTCATAGTCGCACTTCTTTTTAGGGATATTATTGATATAATAGTCAATAACATTACCTATGAAGTCACCTTTTTTATTGTAGTTCTGACGAGAGACCTTTTTAAATGTCTTGTTGGAACCGTTAAGTTCTACGGTCATCTCGACTGTAACCTCAATATCGTTAATCTCGTTACCTGATTTATCGTGTGGCCTGATTCCGGTAATTTCTTCGCCGTTCTCACCCCTGCAATTCAGTACCCAAAAAATAGCTCTCTTAACTGTGCTTTTTCCAGATTCATTACATCCAGATACCTCTGTCTTATTGTATAGATCTGTGTCTACAGCTTTTCCATTGTAAAAGCTGCAAAAATTATCTAACTTCAAATGCTTAATTCTCATCGTTTTCCCTCTTTCTTTCGTCATCGGTTTCATTTGCGCTTGATGCAGCACACAAAGCAACTGCAAGCACACCAGTAATTCCGCCAAATAATAGCCCTGCTATTAAACCAATTAAAAAATCCATACTATTCATCCTTTCCGCTTACAGAATCTATCTCAAACGAGAATCCGGTTCTATCTTCGAGTTCTTTCATAAAACGTTCAATGTCTCCGTCGTATTCCTTTGAGAATTTGTCAACGTAGTCCATTGTTTTCTGGATTCGTTTTGCGATTGCCTCAGCCTTCCAATTCGGACAAGTATCTGCCAAAGCAAGTCCAAATGATGTTAATATGATGCTGTATATGTTGTCCACAGCGTCTTTATTTGCCTTTTGGTAGTATTTGTCATAAAGCTTGCGATCAACGTCTCGTGCAATATTTTCTTTTAACAAAGCAATTCTTATGCTTTCTTCCGCACCTGTGATTCGCTGTTCTACGACTTTGCTTCCTTTTTTTGCTTCTCTTTCAGCCCGTCTCCTTTGTGCTCGTGTCATAAAGCCTCCTTCTAGGTAGTAGACTATTTTAATGTATTAAAGCTCATTATAATTTAAAATAGTCTATAAAACTGTGCTTTGCTTATATATTTAGTTCCGGCAAATACTCAGGTTGCTCGGATGCAATTGAAACCTTTCCCTGCAACTTCTGACATTCTTTTTGCTTCGCAATCTCTGCGGAGTATGTTCTTAAAAAATTGCTGTGAATAACTGTCTCAAACTGAGTTGCTTGTCCCTTCGCCCATTCTTCCAGATTCCTTGCGTTTCCAACTGTTGACTGGATAATTGGTGGAAGCTTGGCAAACTCGTCATCAGCATGATATGTGCTGTTTCTGACAGCTATCCGAACCAAAGACCACGCTTCCAACGGCGTAGGCGTGTCTGCTTGACTCAAAGCGACTAACTTTTCGTTAATTTGACCGATTGACGGCGGAAAGCCTGTGTTTTCTGAAAGTATGTATGCTTTGAGTGCTGCACTAACTTGCTCGTAAGTATAGCCAGATAGCATATTTGCCCATGTAGTGGCAGTAATCTTTATTTTTTAATTTTTATATTTTGAATATAATCCGTTCATTCCCGCCATTAACTTCTTAGCTTCGTTTTTAGTCATCCGTAATACTTCCCAAAATTGCATCGAGTTGTGAACGCTGCGGATTTTGTTTGCCCTTAAAGCTATAGCCAGCATCATGCAGTGGGAAAAGTCCTACCCAGCAGTTATCAACAGACTGGTTTAAAATCTTGATCATAAGCTCGGTGTCTCCACCAGATAGATTCTCCAACTTGACTATTGCTCTCTTCAAGGCATTTGCGGTTAGGGGCTTTTTAATTTTTACTCTCATAGAAATAAAATCGTTAAATGCCTCATTCAGACATTCGTCATCGAAGTATTTTTTTGAAGATACATTCTTGTTTTTTGCATTCATTAGCTCGTTTAAATCATCATACAAAGAGATGATTAGCGTAACTGCATCACCCTCGCCATTAGACGTTAGCAAGCTCACAACGTTTTTTACTCTAGGCTCATAGCCCTTGCTTTTGATTTGAGTTATCAGCTCTTTTCTTGTCATTTTTACCACCTTCCTTTCTTTCTTCTGCCGTTTATTCATGGTTCTCCTCTGGCAAATCACCCAAGCTGTTGGCTTCCTGACCTTTTATGTAAAATATTTCCTCACCTCCTGCATCTAACCGTCAAATCGCGCTAGAAAGTCTATGAGCACCCACACTTCTAAGCAGCTTGACAGCTTTTTCAAAATCTGAAGCGTATCCGCAATCTCTGAGAAGGACTGCACAATCTGTAAACTGATTATTGAACATCATGCATGTTCCATGATATGCACTCTTCTTTACTTCACTCTCTGGGTCGTTCATGTATTCTCCAAACAGGTGTACACTCTTTACTGCAAGCTCATCAAGCTTATCAAGCTCGGTTTTCAGTCTGCTTTCTGTCTCTTTGCTCGTTTCCCCTCCATACACTAGAATTATTTAAAATGGTTCTTGTTTTTTTATCGTTTACAATCTCTCGTTTTAGAGTCTCAATATACTTCAACTGGTTTTTATTGCGCTCATTGACAGCCTCATAGTTGCTTTCTAAGACTCTGATAAGGTGAATTAGTTCTTCTTTTCTCATACCTTTTAGAGTACTGTCTGACAGCGGCTTATGAGCGACTGTAAAGCCACCGCATTCTGAAATATTCAGCATAATTTTTTATATCCTCCTCACTGTCATGCCGTTAGGTCAGCAATTTTTTTAAAGTCCCAGTGTTTTCTTTAACTGGTCACGGTAATTTACAATCATGCTTTTTGCTGTGTAGGTGTCTATGTTGATTAAGTCAGCAATTGTGCATCAATGCTATGAAGTTTGACGGATTATCAAAAATTGTTTTAACCATATTTTTATACCTCTCTAGCCTTAATTAGTTTTCCTGCCCTGTCGTAATCATATCCCGAATTTTCTTCTTTTCCATTCATGTAGTCACAAAACTTCTGGCATTCTTCTTTAGTTGTAAAAAATATATGAATCGAGTCTTTTTCTTCTAATTCTTTGAAATCTTTGTTGTGATTTACTATTGTATCTGCACTATAAGTTTCTGCTTCAAAACACTCACCGTCTCTGGCACTTGTGTACCATGCTGTAAGCTTTCTACAATCATCTTCAAGTGCATATAGTAGCCTTTCACTCGTATGATATACTTTCTTGAATCTTCCACATTTGCAAACATCATCTACCACGTTTCCAGATGGTAATGTCACCTTGATTTTTCTATACTCATTGCATATGTCACATTTCTTTTTGAACTGGTATTTCCAATCTGCTGACCATAGAGTAACCTTAACGCACTCCATTAACTCTTTTAAGCTAGCTTGTTTTGCTTTGGCTTCGGCATTTCGCATTACACTTTCGCATTCTGCTTTCTTTCTTTCATAGTCTTTCTTTACTGATTCAAAATTCTCCTTGATGTCCTGCAATTTTTTGTTTTCCTCACGCAGCTTTTCAAGTTCGTCCTTAACTTCCTTTTTTACAGATTCTCGAAGCTCGTTTTTAAGTTCTTCGATTTTCTCGTCAAACTCGCTCGACCCGAAATAATCTTCATCATCCATGTAATACATATTATCATTCCTTTCGTTTTTGCAAAGCAGCAGTTGATTCAACAACTTCAAATTTGATTGGTAAAAAAGCTGTAAATCTCGATTTCATCCAAGGTTTTTCTTTGGATGAAAACTCGTCACCATATTCCGAGCAGCATACAATGTTTCCGATGGTATACTTGAAATGGTGTGAATCAAAATAATCCTCATTTTCTGGAGCTTCTTTTAGTACTTTTGTATTGTATGTTTTACAGTTGAGTACACTTAGAAGCACATCACTTGCTACATCGTACATAAATAACAATGTGCCGTCGTTAATGCTGCTGCTCATTGTGTAGTAGTTAAAATCAGCATCATTGTCATAGCACACTTCATTAATGAGGTTTCCGCTTTTTGTCTTTAGTTCATAGATTTTATTGCTGTTAACTTCTTTAATTATTTCACATATATCCATCTCATACATTGAATCAAATTTGCAATCAGGTAGTCTCTGCTTGATGTATTCAATTGATTTTCCCATTCTCAATGTCCTCCCAATCAATCTTCTGTCCACAGTCTGAGCAATATGGTGATTTCTTTGCAATACTTATGCCGCTCCATACTGTCTTTCCGCAGCACGGGCATTCCCACACCTCAAGTTCAATCCCTCTCCATGTGTGTGGTTGATCGCCTCTGTTTTCATGGATGATAGACTTGTGAGTTGCTTTAACTGGTGACTGCGGAAGCTGCTTCTTTAAGCATTCTACTGCTGTTTCGTAAGCAGTTTTTTCTTTCGCAAGCCGCAAAGTTGTTTGAAAACTGCTATCGCTAACTTGGTGCTTTCTACATTCCAATTCATGATTAAAATAATCAATAGACTCCTTGACGTGTTGATTGTACTTATTCATCTTTTAAATATTTCCTCCTTTCTTCTTGATCCGGAATATCGGCAAAACGATATGTAGAAAAAGTATTATCTTCTAAAGCTGTCCAACTGGTCTTACCAAAGTTAAACACAACTACAAGGCCACTAAGGGGTTTAGCAAAGTGAGCTGCGCGCCAAGGCCCAGTTTCAGAATCACTCACTAAAACTTTTGTATCAATTGGTACGCGGCTCCAATCAATTTCTGGTACTTCTTCTTCGCACCAATGTACAAAGGCTTTATCACAGATTTCTTCTTCAATGTGATAAAGGCAAGACTTGCAATTGTGACAGCACTCAGTCAACCCTTTATTCGTTAGTGCAGGATGTGCTCCTGTTTTAAATAGGATTTTCATTATTTTATTTTCATTTTTCTCTCTATTTGTCATGCTATCTCCTTATGCGAATTTGAGCTGTCCAGTTTCTTCTTCCCTAACCTTCATATTTGGCATTCTCTGCCGCAAACACATCTCTGGAAGATTTGCTCTTACCAGTGCTGCAGGAATTGGCGGACACACCGCATTTCCACACCTCTTAACTTGCTCTGACCGAGGATATGATTTGCCAGAGTAATCATGATCGATGATATAATCATCGGGAAATCCTTGACATCCATATAACTCGCGCGGTTCCAACATGCGAAGTCCTATGTCTACGATTTGGTAATCTACACCTTTTATTGTAACAAGTCCAAATCTATCATGTGTTGTTATAGTGTCTAGGGGTTGCTTAATATTCTGACCATCATTATTGCCATAATATTTAATCAAGAAAGCTCTGACTTCCCCAAAATGGCCAGCTGACGTTGTTACAGTATGTAATGGCTCTCGCTCATCATGCCCGATACCGGTCTTATAGAATTTGCTCAAGAAAGATGTTACAAGTCCGTATCTGTTTGAGCTATCTACAGTCATTATTGGTTCGCTGATGCCCTGACCACGAATGCTGTCATTTTCATATGAATGATATTGGGTTAGGATCGGAGCTACTAGGAAATTCTTGTCTTTTGCAACGATAGTATGCAAAGGCTTTTCTACACTGTATGCTCTTGGGCTTTTTTGATTTTTAGATTCGCCATATCCGATTTCAACAATGAATGGATCGGCATTATCAACAACAAATTTCTGAATGCCTCGCGCAATCCGCTGCATTGTTTTTGGAGCTAATGGTCTGACCGTACGAACACCATACTTCTTTTTAATCTCTTCCGATGTGTCAAAAATGCTTGGACATGGAATTGAAAAGTCTAATTGTGTGTATGCCCCTACATATGGCTTTAAAATACCCTTTTTAACCGCTTCACTATCTAATGGAGCATGTGTAGGCTCAGGCCATAATATTGGCTTATTATCGCGTCTGGCAATTAAGAAGAATCTTTTACGCATTGTAGGCGCACCGTAATCAGCTGCGACTAGTTCGCGAAACTCTACAGTATATCCTAAATCTGTAAGTTGCTTAATAAAACGTTTGAACGTTTCTCCTGATCTTGATTTTATAGGGTGATGCCGTCTATTAAGTGGTCCCCACGTTTTAAATTCCTCGACATTCTCAAGCATTATCACTCTAGGTCTAACTAGTCCAGCCCACCTGCAAGCCACCCAAGCAAGGCCGCGGATGAATTTATCCTTCGGCTTTCCGCCTTTAGCCTTGCTAAAATGTTTACAGTTATGCACAACGATACTTTCAGCAATGTAAGTTTCATCGTCTTCCACACTGATATTGTAAAAGGTTTCGACTGTACCTGTCTTCTCAACTTTTTTAACAGCCGTCCACAAATATCCATCTTCCGTAAATGTTTGTGCATGTTTGTCGTCAATGGCTATCTTCCACTTCACGATATAAATATCATGAGTTTTTACAGTCCTGCCTTCAATCTTATCTCCCTGATGATTCATGTAGATAGTGGGTGAGTACCCCATTGTAACCGCCAATGTACGGAGCCCATAGGCAAGCTTTTTGGAAATGGTTGTACACTCAACCTTATTTCCACTTGTCCAGCCATCTGCACTCAAATAGCCCGACATAAACGCTTCCTTATACGGTTCTGGTGCGCCATATAGCCATGCCGGAATCGTTTTTTGCAATGCTAAGTGGCCAAAATTACTTCTCAACCACTTAACAAGTGCTCGATTGTTGGCAGTGAATTGTCCACCTGTACGAACATCGCGATAGTACCAACTTAATTCACCGTCTTTGCATCGCGCTCCTTTACGTGACCACATGTTTAGTTTTTCTCTTAGAAACTCCACATCCTGCATCCCACTAGCAATTGTAATTTCCGCACGAGTATCCGTTAATCTGGTCCAACCATCTCCCACATATCTTCCAGCCAACCATAGCAATCTCTCATCCACTGGTAGAAAAACTGATTTCGTATTTGGCTTTTCCAATTGTGGGATAGGCATAGGATCTACGCTTATTCTGGATGCCCAGTACATATCCCCTTGGATATCCTTTGCTCTGACCCATTGCATATCATTGTGGACTCTTTTGTACTGCCTAACTTGGTTATTCCATAGGTGAGGACAATTTTTGATTAAAAATGGATGATCTTCACTACAGAGCATTCCAACATTACCGTACCCTACGATTCTCACCGCTTTTTTGCGAGACATCATAGTTGCAGTAATGGGTTTCCATGATCCGTTGTGCGTCAGTACCTTGTCACCAACTCGCAAGGTTTCTATCGGCTGATATCCAGTTTCCGTTAGAACCAAAGTTCCTTTTGCAAAGCAATCTGGCGAAAACCATGCAAGCCCGACTGGGTGTCCGTCACAAGCTTTTACTGGATCTACCTGCCAAACGTCCTCACAATAATGTTTTGTAGTTGGATGGTTAGTTTGATGCATTCTGATAGCTTCTGGATCATGGTTGATTGCAATATCAACACTTACCCCTGTTGCCATCTCTATTCCTGTTGAAGCTCCGCCGCCACCTGCAAAGTTGTCTACCACTAATTCACCGTTTATCATAGTCTCTCCTGCTAACATGTGAGTATCTGTATTTTTCTTTTGGTTTTTACAACTCGTTCCTATAAAAAATCAATAACGTTATAAAAGAATCAAAGCCCACAAAAGTATCAGCGAGATAATCCACAATGCTCCAAATGATGCTCTAGTCCTTTTGGGTCCTATGTAGTGCAGAAGCATAGCTAAAAGCATAACCACACATAAAACACTCTTAATTATCTGCATAATATTCAACTCCTCTCATTCTTTACGTTTTACAAAGGATTCGCATTCTGTATTCAGCAAGCATACGTAAGCACGATCTATGGTATAGCTCGGTATCTCGTATCCATTCTCACAAGCGCGACAATATTCTCCGCATTTATACTTGCTATTTACAGCTTTTTCTGCTTTAAGCTGATCCAGTTTATCTTCAAGATTTGCATTTGCATTTTTAAGCTCTGCATTCTCCCTGATTAGGCTATCGTATTTGTTTCTACTCATTATTCTGAACATTCGTGCCACCTCACCCCATAATATTTAAAACTATGATTGCTATGCTACACAGCAGTATAACGATAAGTGCTAAAATATTCACGATTTTGGCAGTTTTTCCGTACTTTAACGGAGATTTGTATGCAGCTCTAACCATTATGATTTGAACTGCAAGAAATACAAATTCGATGCATAAAATAATATGCTTAATACTCATTTATTGCTCCCTTCTGATACCTTATTATCATTTTCTTGTGCATCCTCGAAGAATGATTTGATATCAAACCACTTATCATTGATTATATTTCCAATAATTTTTAATCTTCTATCTCCAGTTACTGCGGTTCGTATATATCTTCCCTCTAAATCACTCAACTTTGTAACTCCGACTGTATCCATTATTCTAGCAATGGATTCCATTCCCGGACCATAGCCACTAAATTCTTTCGCCCCCCAGATAACCGTGTCCGAGACTATATCCGCCAAAAACGCATCCCCAACCTGCACCTTCAACAACGACATCAAACGATATGCAACCGTGATTTTCCATTGTCAGCTCCGCACCTTTGATTTGTGCGTTTCGGATATCGTAGCCTTCTTCAATAAGCTTTTTTTCTGTCCAGATCTTCATACATCCTCTCCTTCCAATTTTTGTCCGCACCAAGGGCAGTACGGATATATTTTTGCTGATGCCGTAAATATCTCTGCCCTCTGGCAGTTCGGGCATACCATTTTTTTATTTCCACAATCATCTACTTTTGACAATAGTTTCATTGGAATTTCTTTCTTATCTTCAATTCTGAAGCATTTCAGCTTTCTACTAACAATATTGTGATTAAATTCAACTGTCGATTCTTCGTATTTACATACTCCGTACAAAAACGGGATTCCAGCCCATTTTCCATATTTATCGCACGTTATTATTCCATATGCATTTTCCTTTGGACACCAGACTGGCTGACCGACCATTTGCCGCAGTTCATTTAACGTAAGCGCCTTCATTTACTCACCTCCTACATCACATGAATACTTATTTCAAGGAAGTTAGCTGCCGCAGCAACTAACCCCACAGCACTTCTTATAATTAAATCATGTTTTCATCTTAAGCCATTCAGCTTCTTGATTTTGTCGATACAATAATAATATCCAGCAACATAACCACGGCTGAAATCATCTTTACTTTCATCATGGTTGCAGCCCCCTTCTGGCAGCTTGATTGAATCTACCCAATTCATAGAATAAATCAGGCGTTTGACTTTGTTTCGCGCCTCCAGCATGTCTCTTAACTGTTCATTGATTTTCCTCAACCGTTGGAATTGTGTATCCCACTTTCACTTTTTCTGGATTGAATACACAAGCAGGGGCAACTCCATACGTGCTGTCCGCAATGTCGTAGTCCAGACTACCACCCGTGTACACATGGCGAACGTCGCGACTGCTCCCGGTGTCTGTGATATACCGAGGTGTGCAAGTCCACATCCACTCAGGCAGTAATGGAACATTCTTGCGGTACTTTCTGTATTCGTCACAACTCAGGATGAATACTTTGTCCTTGACTGTGCCGTAACGATCGTCACCGTTGTCAGCTACCAAGTCAACCTCATGAGGAATGAAATTATCCTCACCCAACACGGGAAGCAGTTCACTAAGCAACTTTCTACGCAAACTCGATTCTGCATAGTTGTTGCAACAGTCCTCATCAAAACAATACTCATCTCCATTCCAACTGGATGCCATGATTGCCAGAACTCCACCCTCTACATTATTGTCCAACACAATCCACTCAAATCTTTTAAAGTAAAAATGACTTCCATCTGGAATTGTTCTAATATCATCTTCTCTCATTTGCCATTTCCTTTCCTGGTTTAGAATCAAACACATTCCCCACTACTTCGCACTTATTTGACTAGTTTCCTCGTAGTTCCCGACACTGATAAGCTCCATAAACTTATCTCTCTGGCGCTCTGAAACCTTGTTACCCTGTTTTTCGGGCTTGACAGCGATTGTAAGGTGTTTCTCTGCGATAGATGATAATTCCTTAGCTAGCGATTTCTTACCTTGCTGTATGCCCTCTAAGTAGCTTCTAGGTTGCTTTCTGTCTCCTATAGTTCCGCTTGAACGGTTTTCACCTTGTCCACCCAGGCTAACATTCCGAAGCTGATAGCCATTTTCCGCATAAAATCTGATGTAATGCTTTTCCTGCTCGTCAAGCTGATCAAGAGGAACGTTCATGTGTTCAACCTTCCATCCATAAGGATTGCTTTCTGAATACAGTTTGTGCTTTTTTAGGCTCAGGTCTATGTGCTGTTTATAGCCAACCATATGGCTTGCCAGCCTGCTAAGTATGTGTACGGCTTGCCCGATATACGCAAACCGGAAGCCATTCTCATCCTTTCTAGTTAAAATATAGATTCCGCTTTCATCGTTCAGCTGGGGATTGATTTTCAGCAGCCGCTTCTTGTTCTCCTGCTCTATGGCTTTTGCCTTTGCAATGTTCTTGTATTCATTCATCAACAACCTCTATTTTCTTGATATGGCTCTTACGAAACCTCCAGTTATCGACTCTGTATTTCCCATCAAAATCGCGTTCAAGCTTTCCAACTGACTGTGTACCTTCAAAAAATGTCACCCTTACATTTTTTCCTATTAAACTATTTAGTTTTGCATCGTCATGACTATTTTTCATTGATCTTCTCCTATAAACTTAATCTTTCTGCCACAGCATGGACAGTACTTGATTTTGCTCAACAAATCAGTCCCGATAGATATAGCATCGCTACTGCAATTGGTTTTGATATGAAATACATCTTTCTCTTGTTCCCACTTGCAATATGTTCTTTTCTTTTTCCTTTCAAATTTTTCAATTTTGTTTTCAATTTCTCCAAAATCAACTTCACCGCTTCCAATTTCTTTATAGCGTAGGTTTTCAAAAAGAGTGTAATATTCGTCATTATCTAAAAACTTGAAACCATTTTCTAAATCCTCTACGGTGTTGCCCTGTATAACGTATGCCATTTCTATCAGGGGAAGTTTTTTACCACAGATGCTTTTTATGCATTTTTGCAATTCATAATCAAAACACGGCTCACTATATACAACCATCGTGTATAATGGATTTTCAATCTGTTTTCCCTTATCTTTCAGATCCTGCTCTGTTGGTGCATGAATTGCCACTGCTTTTTGGGGACTGTCAATTCGAAATGCCCAATGGATTTTCGACACAGCGAGGTCAAAGGCTTTTTTAGCTATTTCTTCAGAACTGTATTTTTCAACGGCATCACCAATATGAAGCTCATTCCCAATTTGTAGCAGACAATCCCATTCATTATTATAACTTTGAATAGTGAGGTCATCTTCAAAAGCAAAAATCATTTATCCTCGCGCCCTCCTTTCACACTTCTCAAATAACCAATTTCCCCATCCGTGAAGAAATAATTTCTTCTAGCTATAGCCTCTGCACTTCCATCATCAATATGACTCTGGCAGCACTGATCTGCTCTCCTTCTAGCTTCTTGCTCACCATATACTTTTGCTTCCCAACCAGTACCACAAATATTGCAACGGATTACTTTACAAATCTCTATTTGATGATCGTATCGAAAATGTCTTTCTGCCTCCTTCCCATCCGCAAAGGCCATTCCACAAGCTGGGCAGCAATAATAATCTACACTTCTGATTCGCTCAAACTTCATTTTTGCCTTCGTTTTTTCAACTCCCTTCCAAGTTCTTCTAAGCAAAAGCAGAATGCTTCACAACTCAACTTTCCTAAAGCAGAAACTGATTTTTGCAGTCCATCTTTAATTCTCTCAAAGCAACTCCCCAAATCTGTAAATGTAGTTGCTCCTGAATCCATAAATTTTTTCAATGGTTCTTCAAGTGATACCAATTGCATAGCCCGTTGATACTGCTTTGGGTTCATGCCGTGAATCTTCTTGAACTGTTTCTTTCTCTGCCGTTTATTCATTGTTTGCACCTCCTTCCACTGCTGCTCAAAATCTTTTGCTGTGGTAAGCAGCTTATCCAACACTGATCGTCAAATATATACATGCACCATACTTTAGGTCTGCACCATCCTTCTTTATCCATTGGATTCTTCCTCAAAGGCTTCTTCCATGGCTGCTGTAAGCTCGTTTGCATCGTGGAGTGCCACTTCTGCTTCGCTGAATTTTCCTTTTTCCAACCTGTTCCTAGCCACCCTGATAAGGAAGTCACGAAGAATTACAGCTGCGTCAGTGCTATAAATATTTACCGAAATGCACTTCTTATCCTTTAATCCGTAGCTTGATACTATTGACATTTTTATACCTCCGTTAATTCACCAAATTTTTTTAATAAATCATTCTTATTCATCCTTAACCTCCTTCGGTTCAAATTTTGGAAACGGCATCCAGTAAACAACATGCGCTCTGTCTTTAAGCAGCATTGATTCTGTCGTCCACTCACCGTTAATTGTTTTGCCTGTTCCAACTACAAAATTATCTTCATCAAGGTTATTGACTAGTACCACTAAAACGGTATTTGAATTTTTTTCCCAAAACGAATTGCTCCACTTGTCAGTCCCTTTGAACTTTGCGAATATACTGTCGTGTTCTTCTGGCATTGCTTCTTCGACTGAAATCCAATCATTTTTCTTGATTTCATCCGCAAGTGCCGATAAAGTCTGTTCACAGCTAGAAGCAATCTTCAAGGCAAGCTTTTCATGTTCACTTTTGGATGCGAATATATCGCACTCATCTATGTACTTTTGGCAAAGTGCAACTTCTTCTTTAATTTCTTTCAAATACTTCTTCAATTGCTGCCTCCTTTATTTGATTTTGTTTTTAAAAATTCTCGATATTTTCTGGTATAGTCGTAGCTTTCGCTGAATACACCTATAGCTGCTTTAAAAAACTTAGGCTCGTATTTCTCAATTGCCAAAAGCTATTCTTCAAAATTCCTTCCAAAAGGACACCCAGAGCAGCCGGTTCTTTTTAGGCCGTACTCTGAATAGCATTTGCTGTGCACAATACCATAATTTTTCTCATATTCCGCCTTGTCTTTATTTGTGTACCCAAAAGCGGTCTATAGTCATCACAACCAGCCTTTGTATTAGTACTAAAGCAAGATATCATTGACATTTTTATACCTCTGCCATAGTTTTTTCTTTAAAATAATCCTCGTTGCTTACGAATTTATCAATCTTTCCATCCTTGAAAAGTACAAATTCTGTCAGAAAGTGATCGCTGTTTTGAATCATTGAGCATTCAATGTATTCCCCAGTCTCCTCATCGTATTTTTCAAACCATTTCTCCACTCCATCATCACAGGTAGTATTTTTAAAAACAAAATACGGATACTCTTTTTCGTCAATAGACCTAATGTTACTCGCAATTTCCGAAAAACGTTTAACGATATTCTCTGGTTTTGAAGCTTCCAGATATTGGATATTCTGTTCCATAAACTTAATAATTGAATCCGCTATTAAGTCTTTGTCATTGGTAGAAAAAATATTCTGATTAGAAAGTTCCCAACATACTCTATCTGGTGTATTATCACAATTATTAACCTTTTCATTTGTTTTTGACCATACTTTGGGGCCGTAATGCGGTTCAATAATCATTAACTTGTATCCATACGGAGTCTCGATGTAGTCTGGAATATATTTATTCGGCAGCATTTCCCATATATTAGGAGAGAAAAGCCATGAATTGGGATATTCAAAAAGCACCGTTCCCGTATAATCGCTCCTTATTCCATACATTTTACTTCTGCTCATATCTTTCTCCTACTTAGCCAACCCTAATGCTTGTTTTGCAAGCTTGTCAGCATAGTTATTATACCTGTCTCCAGAATGTGCTTTGATCTTCTCAAAGGTGATTTGAACTTTTTGCACAGCCTCTCTTACAAATTTTACATATGACTTTGTTGCTTCTTTGTTTGCACTCCATTTTCCAAGTGGCCAGTTTGCTATTCCATCATAATCATAACGTATAATAAGTCGCTTCTTATTGTTTTTGATGGCATACTCTATCGCAGCTCTAGCACCCATGATCTCACCTGCTACGTTTCTCATATCTGCAAGGCTTGGATCAGAAAAGCTTTTGTTAAAGGCTTTTTCTTCGCCATTTTCCAATATTACCATGCCATAGGAGAAATGCTTGGTGGACTGATCGTAGCTTCCATCGACATAGGCAACCAAATCAGTAATCTCAATGGGCATTCGGTCATAAACTGATGTAATTTGTTCGTTAATCGCTTTCAAATATTTTTTCCTCCTTCCGCTTGATTTTCTTCTTTTAATTTCTTCGCAAATTCCTGATATCTTCTTGTATATTCGTAACTATCGTTAAATACGTATGTTGCCGCTTTAAAAAGCTTCGCAGATCACACTCCTTAAAAAAATATTTGGATGCATCCTATTCCTCTTCTGAGCTTGATTCTGTCCCACAGTGAATGCTTTTCTCAATTTCTTCATCGGTTCGCACAACAACAAGTGGAATCTCTTTTGAAATGTTCTCTATAAGTTTCTCGAATGCAGCCTTGGCATTTTCTGCGTTCTTATATTTGCCAATTGGGTAATCAGTCGACTCGTTTGAGCCTTTAACGTGTTTTAATAATATTTCTGTTCTTGAAAGTCCGTTAATGTAAATGTCAATTACATTGTCCCAGTTGTAAAAGGCGTTTCTATCCTGTCTTACAATAATCATCTCAAACCTCTCCCTTCTTTTTTAGTTAAACGGTAGTCCTTCGTCTTCCACATTATCTGGAATATTCATAAAACCTTCATATCCACCTGCAGGTGCTGGTTCTGGAGCTGGCTGCGTATTCTTCTTGCTTTCCACGAACTCCTGCTCATCCACAACTACATCCGTTGTGTACACCTTCTGTCCATCCTTATTTGTGTAGCTACCTGTCTGGATGCGTCCAGTAACAGCAATCTTTGTTCCTTTGTGTAGAAATTTCTCGGCAAACTCTGCATTCTTTTTGAAACTGATGCAGTTGATAAAATCTGCATTCTGACCGTTATCCTGCTTACGGTTTCTGTCTACAGCCAGTGTATATCTGCCTACCGCCATTGTCTCTTGACCCTGCGTATAACGCACTTCTGGGTCTTTGGTTAATCTTCCAATTAAAATTACTTTGTTCATTTGTTACCTCCTAATGCTCGGTCGAAAGCTTTTGATTCCTTTAAGAAGGCTCCCAAAACTTCTGATTTAATAAATCCCGCAATAATCGTTTTTCCGCCAGTATATACACCTAAAGAAGTAACACCATCAAATGCTACTTTAATATCTCCAATCCTGCATGTTGCTTTGTATGATAAAGTACACGCAATGTCCCAGATAGCATGATGAAGTTCACTTACTTGTTCAAGGCTGCATCCCTTACAATCAAAAATATAATAGTATGCATCATCTTTTATTTGCATAAATTCGCATGTTTTCAACCATTCAACTATTTCAACTATTCTTTCTTCACTCAGCTCTACAAGTGCCTCTTGTTCTGATGCTGTATAGCCTACCATGTTAAACTGCTTAATTGAATCATAATAACAGTTGTTATTGATGTAATCGTTCACAAGTTCATTGGCTACACGTTTTGCTGTTGTAGTTGGCTTTTCGACCATCTTTTTCCTTTTCTTCACTTTGAGGTCCTTCTTTCTTTTAATACTGGAACACTCCTGCGTCCATCCTTTCATTGTATCTTTTCTCTGCATAGTATCTGAATGTGTAATATTCAAGACCACATTTCTTTGCGGCTTCGTTGTATCCAATATCTCCTTGTTCCCATTCCAGATATACGTCTGTAAAGTTTGACGGAAGAATCACTCCTCTCTGGATTCCCTTCCTCTGCTCTCCAATCTCTTTTAATCGGATATTTGCATACTTACGGAATGTTGTATGTGATATCCCACATTGTCTAGCCGCCTTTTCGCCTGAGAGCAATCCGAGCTTCCACTGCTCGAAACATTCATCAAACATTGGCGGCAAAGGCTTTGGTGGCACTTTATTGCCAGTCTTGATGGTATGCCTATCACCTCTCTTCGCAAGTTCTTCTCTTGCATATCTTTCAAAAGTCGTGACGCAAACACCTATCTTCTTTGCACCTTCTGGTCCGGTTAACTTTCCGTCCCTCCAGGCAATGTAAAGCTCCTCCGGAAGCGTAGTTTTTTTCGCAACAAAGTTTGATTTATGACCTGTTTGTTTTTTAGGTGCCTTTGCCTTAGCTGTATCTTGCCAGTGTAGCCAATTCTTATACATTGGTCGCTGGCTAAATTTTGAGCAGTGATATCCTAACTGGATATTATGTGCACGGTTATCAGCTTCTTCTGCAGCTTCTTCTTTACTCAGAAATACCGCCCTTCCAAGCGCTAATCTCTCCCAATGATGTATGTTATTCGCATTGCTTCCGATGTCACGTTTTTCAGTTATCGTATCAAAATGTGTGTCTGTCACGGCTATAACAACCGATTCAACAACTTCAAGCCCGTAGTTGTCGAACCCTTCGAATCCTTTCTGCTTTAATTCATAGTTGCTTAATCGGTATTCCTCTACGTGATAGACAGGAGTCCCAATCTTAATCTCATCCATTCAAATCCTCCTTTATCAGTTTTAGATCATATCCACCTTCTATAAACTCTTTAGTGAGCTTGTGCCTGATACCGTTGCCTAAGTACTGGTATATATCAAGCATGTCATCATCAGAAAAATTTGTCTGCAGATACTGGTTTATACTCTTTCGAGTTCTATTCCAAAATCTTACGTTCCTTACGTGTTGCTGATAAACCATTGTTTTGCAAGCGTCCCTTGACACATATTCAAGCAATTTACATTTAAGATCTCCTTCGCTCTCAATGTCAGCTATGGAAAAACCAGAACGCTGCTTGTTTAAGAGCAAGTATCCATCGTTGTTGATACTGCTACCAGGAAAGCATTTCATAAGCTTTAAAATTTCATTCAGAATCATAATTGCTCCAATCAATCTTCTGTCCGCAGTATGGACAGTGTACGCAAACTCCTGCTTCTGATTCATACCGTGTGCCACATGTCGGGCAATACCATTCGTATACATTTTCGCTTGATGCACAGATGACTGGTTCTTCTGCAATTGTTTTATGCATGTCTCTGTTTTCGAGAATGTTGTTGACTATTTCACATGCCGTCTGTAGGGGTACTACACGACAATAGGTATGTGGATACGCTACCGCAACCATCAATTCACTATTGCTAACCAAAAGGTTTTTGATTTCATCACTTTTTGCAATAGACATTTAACAATCCTCCCAATCAATCTTCTGTCCACATTTTGAACAATAGGAAGCAAGGCAATCATTTATGATGTTTCCACATACAGAGCAGCTACATGCGTTCTTGTCTGCTAGAATAACCAGTTTTTGTGGAATCTGCTTTTTAAGAGCGCTATGTGCCTTCATGAATACAAACGCGGTTCTCATTGATTTTTCAACTGCCTTGTAGTCCTTTTTCTTCAAGGCTTGCTCAGTTGCTCTGGTGCAAGTATCAAGTTTCTTCTTTAATATCTTCAAGACTTCTTTATTGCTCATTTGCTTTCCTTTCTTACAAGAACGGACATATTTCGTAATTAAACAATCGCCAGGTCTTACCTGCTTCTGCAACGTCCACATTTGCCATTCCTGCGACTTTTTTTATTCTTGTGACCATTTCTTTTGGCGCTGCATTATTTGCGCTTAAATGGCAAATAATGACGTTCTGGAGTGCGTTTGTTGTGTTAGCTTCTATGAAGCCTGCACACGTTTCTAGCTCCATATGCCCCTTAATGACATGCAATCGTTTACCAGTGACGTCCTCTGAAATATACTTCTTTTGGTAATTGCAAGACACTAATATATGGTCAATATCCTTAAATCGCCACCTTACAAACTCTGTATCAGTAATGTAGAGCATTCGCCCCATCTCTGGATGCTCGATGATGAATCCATAGCACGGACACTCTGTACCGTCTGCATCAGTATGTTTGAAGTGCCCATGCACATCATTCATCGGAACTGATACAATTCTAAAATCACCATATCCACCGATATAGGAGTTATCTTCATAAGGTTTGTAGACTGGGATTCCCATTTCTTCCAGATCACTTACTGCTTCCGAGTGATCTCTGTGTTTATGTGTGGCAACGCATCCAACAATATCAGATACCTTCCAATCACATCCCTTTTTGATCTTCATGATCGGGATTCCTGCATCAAGAAGAAGCATCTTGCCTTTGCTATCCTTCAAAACATAGCAATTACCAGAACTGCCGCTGGCTAAACATGTTAGAACCATCTGAAAAACTCCTCTCTTACGTTCATCCTTCCACACTCTCAATGTGGTAACGACCGTAACCGCTAGTTCTTCCGCTTCCGATTCCGTTTCCAAAACCTGCAAGACGAATGATGTTTAAGATCTGTTCCAGAGAATACGCATTCTCTGTATACTGAATGATGAATGTTGCACTCCATCCGCTGAATCTATTCAGTCGTACAAGCACTGGAGCGCCTTTCTTTGGTGACATAAGCTTTTCATCAATGAAATGCTCTGCAAACTTGATTGGAACCAGATTGCCCTTTGCTATGACATTTACAGCAGCGTTGAATTTGGTTGCGTAAGTGTCAATTTTGTTCTGCACAACAGCCTGTCCGAATGACTTTTTCAAACCAAATGCTGTAATACATGGTGCATTGTTAGTCAGCGCTTTTCTTAAGCCTTCTTCCGTAAAGTCTGTAGGTTTTCCGTCATACCAGTGCATGGCGGTGATCACTTCTTCCCATACATTTGTAGCTGCTGTGTCCTTAGCCTTGTTCTTTCTCTCGTCGGTCAACTTTCTAGCGTTACAGTCATTCATTTTGTTGAGTACCAAATCTCCATCACCTGCAATAGTAATTCTTGCCTGCTTGATACTTAACGGCTTTAATTCGATGACCTGTGTTTCTTCCTTCTTTGTCATAATTTGTGTTCTCCTTTTTTGTTTTGGTCTAAGCTTTCGCTCGAGGCGCGTCATGAACGTTGTGATGCAATGTTATGTGCTATTTTGTGCTGCTGTGTGATATGCTGTACTGTCATATGTTATTTTCTGCGGCTCATGCCGCGTCTCAAACGGAAGCTTCAAGTGTTCTGGTAACACTTGCAGACAACATGAAATGCGATGTCGTGTGATGTTGTGTTATGTCATGTCGTGTTCTGTTATGTGCTGTCTTGTTTTGTGATGATTGGCAACTCATGCTGCCTGCAAATGCTACCAGTTTGTTTTGTTGGTATCCACTCGGTACGTGACATAAACTGTGTATAGTTATGTGTGCTGTTGTGTTCTGCGTTATTTTGAACTATCCTGTGCTTTGTGTTGTGGCATCTTGCTTATGCCACATACAGAATGGATACCTTTTGTTTTTTTGCGTTATGTTCTGCTTTTTTCTATATTATTCTGACGTTTAGTGTTCTGATTTATGAGCTAGCATGAAGCGGTAAATAATCTGTTTTGCTTTGTCCTGTAGTGTTTTGTTCTACGATGTATTGTGCTGTTTTGTTGTTTGATATAATGTTTTTATCTTATTGAGGTTTACTTACCACCTCGTGCTAGCCCATAAAATTTGCTTAACTCGAATGCTCTATGAATGATGTAATGTTGTGTGCTATTATGCTGTGTCGTGTTATGTTCTATCCCGTGCTGTTATGTTTTTGGCATATGAGCCATTTCTTTTCTCGGATGGTGCATACCGTTACACCATCCATAGAACACTCGAATTAAGCATTGAAACTGTTTAGACGGCTATCTTGTCAATTTCTTCAAAGACACTCTCTAACTCAGAAAGCGACTTATACCGATTTTGAAAGCTTCTCAGCTCTGCGTAAGCCCTCTGTAGCAACTTCCGATACTCGTCAGGTTGTGTTGCAAAATGCGTTGTCGGCATATACACATTTCTCTGACTTGTGATCTGGAAGTGCCTGATAGGCGGTTTGTTGTCCTGCTTTGGGACAACTACAAAGAACTGGATAAGCTGTCTTGCCTGCTGCAAGCGATATTTCTCTGCCGCTATGCTATCGTTCCATTCAAAGCACTTATGAAGCTCTGACTGTTTGTCTCTTGCTTTCTCAAGCACTTGTTCTGGCGTTATCTCTGTATCTCTTCCAATTTCATCCAGGCACTTTGCGGCATTGGCTTTGAAAATCCCTTCTATTCTCCATTTAATTTCGTCCATAGGCTATCTCCCTACTGCATAAACGCCGGAAGTTCCTGCTGACCGTCTGCATCAGCTTTTAACTCTCGATTTCCAGTTACAGGCTCAACAAATGTTTCTGAATTTGCTTCATTTTTAATTTCATATGCAACATTTTCCTGCTCAATTTCAATTGGAGAAATGTCCTCAAACTGATCAAGTCTGTCGGATATCTCAGAAATATTACCATCTGTACTCGTATTTGCGATCATTTTGCACAAACGGTTGATTACAGTTTTCTTTGACATCTGATCTTTAAATTTTGTGTGTGTACTGGCAGCATCCTCTTTTAATCCGCCCATTCGCTGATTCCATGCTTTCTTCAACTGGTTAATATTCATGATCTCTACTATCTGGCTTCCATCTATCATTGTTCCGACAGCATAAGCACCTTTTATCTTGTCATTATCAATGTTCATGAAGTCCTGTGTGTGTTCATCAATAACTTTCTCGCCATTAACAATGTGATATTTAAATGTATCGCCCTCATAGATGATCTCTGCGCTGATCTTCTTTAAGCCGTTACGTTTTGCCAACGTAATATTTCCGAAGTAAGATTTCTGGAATTGGCACTTTCCACCGTAGGCGATAAAATATCCCTGCTTTTTGTTGACATTGAGTGCCAATGTGGCCATTTCCATAAGTGAATTTACAATACTAGCCTGTGAGCAGCTTTCAAGAACCGGACGTTTATCTTTATCAACGGTCTCTTTTAATATCAGATACGCTCCAGTTAATGCATTTGCTACGTTGTAGTCTTTTGGAAATGCCAAGCCAAAGTTCTCTTTCTCTTTTAATTGGCGTACAAGCCCATCAATAAGGCCATTATTTACAATTAAACTGGCCTGCTGATTTCCTGTACTTAACGCTTCTGCTTTAGCCGCTGCCATTATTCCTCGCCCTCCTTAATCTCAATGTGCATCTTGTCAAAAAACTTGCTCAAATCATCAAATGATTTGAATGTGTTATTGCAAAATATAAGGTATGCAGAAATGTCGTTCATTAAATTGCCTGTAATATATTCTATTTTGCCTTGCGTCACTTTAAACTTTAACCCTGTTGGGAAAAGCACGTTATCACCTTTTGCAACCTCAACAGCTCCACTGTAGTATATCGGCTGCTCTTCCTTTTTCTCTTCTGGTTCCTTTCCCTGCTCGTGCACAGTTTCCAGATCTTCATCTTGTTTTCTTTTTTCCAATTTTTTCAGTAGCTCATCTGACGCTTTACTTAATGCTGACAAAAAACTGATATCGTCAACACTATTTTTATAAACTCCCACGCCCATCTCACCTGTCTTTTCGTCCTCGACAAGAACGGCATTAAAAGCTAATCCGGCCTTAATTGTAAATCTAGTGCTCATATTATCCTCCTTATTTTGTTTTTGCCTTATTGTTGCAGCACTCTGCTTCGCTAATCTCTGGTGCTCTTTTGATCACCTTAATATTGCTTCTTCCGTAAGCTTCTATCCACGAAAGGTCTACTGGTTCATCTACTACTGTGACTTTTGTGCCGTTTGGAGTTACTGCTTCGTCTCCTGGCTTTAAATCTTCCTCTGCTGCAAAACAATAGCTTCTTTTACTGCCCTCGTATCGGGCTTTTACATAATTCATTGGTTCACTCCTTTCAACAATTCTTCTACATAAAGGTCCATAGAATGGCATAATTTCTTGCAATTCCCGTGAAGTGCATGATTTTTCCATGCGTTATATTTTGTACAAAACTCTGTTAACGTCATCTTCCCTGCCTTCACAGCTTTTGCCCAATTATTCAATTTCTTCTTGATTTTCCGCTTATTTTCGCCTTTTATTTTCCTGATGTACTTTCCATCTTCTGTTACATAGTGATGGAATCCCAAAAACGAAATTCCCTTACGGAATGGAACTATTTGTGTCTTCCCATTTAACGATAGACCGAGGGTGCTAACAAAAGCTTCTATAGCTTCTTTGCACCACTTTGCGTAACTTCTGCTTGAACATATCAAATAAAAGTCATCTGAATAGCGCCCATATTTATCTATTCCAAGCTCACCAGTTACAAAATGATCAAGTCCATCAAGCATAAGAAGCGCATACATTAGTGCAACAGGATTTCCGAGTGGAAGACCTGGGCTTTCAACACTATCAATAAACAAATGATTTAACCATACTGTATATTCGTCGTAGAAATAATAATCTACTATATCCTTCACCGGATCATGTTCTATGGTGTAAAAGAATTTTCGTATATCGCACTTTAAAATCCATCCATTTGTTCCATATTCTTCGTAAAAGCTTAGCATCTGTTCTTTCAGGCAATCCATTCCAAAATGAGTACCTTTATCTATCTGGCCTGCATAATTGGTTCGAATAAATTGAGACTGTAGCCTTGGTCTAAGAACGGTATAACACAGACAATTCTGAACCACTTTGTCTTTAAAAGCGCAGGACTTGATTTCTCGCTCTTTCGGCTCATATATTTTGAATTTGTTATACGGGTTCATACTGTACGTCTGATTCTCAAGCTGTTCTTTCAATATGTGAAGTCCTTCAAGACTCATTGTTTGAAATCTCGCACAACTTCCATTAAATTTCTTGCCAGATTTCGTTTTTCGGTATGCTTTGTATAAATTTTGAAAATCGCATATAAGATCTTTATCCATAGTAAAAATTCCTTTGTATTTATCCTCTTCGGAAAGGTCATTTGCTTTTTTGTATCTTTTGCTGATTTCGGCTTAATGCCTACTCTGACGGCCTGTTTGACACAGAATGGGCGAACACCGTTGCTGTTGTTGCAATTGTTGTTGTTGATGTTGCCGGACGGAAGAACAACGGCCTTAACAGCAAATAACCTAATATTATTATCTTTCTTTGTCTTTAGTCCTCCAGGCAATTGCCATATGTTTTATATCTGAAACCATCTTTGACCAATATTCTGTACTTTTATTGTTGATGATGTTCAATTCCATTGACAATTCAATATAGAACAATAACTCATCACATTTTGTTATTGCTTTTGTCTGGAGTTCTGATCGCTCTTTAGGATAAAGTCTCAAATCTGTTCGGTTCGCTTCGTATAAATGCTCATAAATTTCAAGTGCTTTATTTTGCATTTTATCTACGAGTGAGAACCTATATTTTTTCGGATAACGGTTACAATTAGAAGTTATTATTAAAGTATGCTTTGCCAGCTCTTTTGCTTTAAGAATAACTCTGAGTTCTTCTGCCACTTAATTACTTCTCCTTAGATTCAAAGATTGAAGAAGAAAAGATACAAACCGGGCGAACACCGTAGCTGTTGCAGCAATTGTTGCTGTAGAAGTGGCCGGACGGAAGAACAACGGCCACCCCTAAAGAATATCCATTACATCCTGTACTCCACGGAGTAAGTAACCACCAATAATACTCTTCATTTGGAATCAGACTTCTATATTTTCTGTATTCGTCAAGAGTGAGTAATGAAACCTTGTCTTTACATGCTCTGTATTGATTTTGCCCGTCAACAGATAGCAAATCTCTTTCAAATTTAATAATATTCTCCTCTCCAATTTCATTTTCTAATTTTCTGAGAAGATCATCATTCAGATGCTGACGCAGCTCACTGATTCTCCAGTCATTTATGTCTGGATCAAATCTCATTGACCCTGATCTTTCTGCAAGGCACATACAGCCCGAATCAAGAACATCAATGATTTTCCATTTTAACCCCGCAAGCTCGAACTGATTACCTGCTTTAGGCTCAACATCAATTTTTCTTTTTGAATTGCCTTCTAAGATGCTTACTCTTTTCTTTAAATCATTGAACTGTTGTTGCAGTCCTTCTAATGTTAATTCAGCCATTTACTCTCCCTTCGATACAAAGATGTTAGATTTTAAGATACAAACTGGGCGAACACCGCAGCCGTAGTTGCAATTGACGCGGTTGAAGCCGCCGGACGGAAGAACAACGGCGATTGAACGATTGTATTCACGGTTTGGACTAGTCCATGCTGTACAAGTCCACCACCAATCATCCAAATCATTATTAACAATCAAGTTGTTATACTGTCGAGCTTCGTCAAAAGTGATCGGGCGAACCTTACAAGTCAACTCTCCGTAATTATCCTGACCATCTACTGTCTCAAGGCTAACTCTGTGCTCCACAAGATTCTCTGCTCCGACCTCATTTTCAATAGTTGGCTGGATTTCAACTTCGATGTATTTTCTAAGCCCAGATGTTTTGTAATCCGCTGTATCATCTGCAAATTTTCTGTCTTCTGCTATAAAGTTCCTTGAGATAACTTTGGTTTTTCCTTCGTGATGTTTGAGGACGATATAACCATTCTCTCCAATGTAAAATGTCTCTCCGGCTTTTAAACTTTCCAGTTTAACCTTGTTACTCTGCTCTCTTTCTTCAAGCATTTTTACTAATGCTCTTGCAACTTCAAGTTCTTTGCTCATGTCTGTCTCCTTTCTTATAGTCGCGGCGACTTAACCAAATCGCGCACAACTCTATATTTTGAAATATTTTCTCCGTCTTTCTCGACAAAGTAGAATGCTCCGTCATTTGGCTCTCTGAAACCGCTATAGTATTTTGCATTTACTACTGCTGCATCCTGCTCTTTTGAGTGGCTGCACCATTCGCGGATTTCTGCGCCGAGGTAACTTTCTCCACTGTTCACTACAACCATTTGCTTTCTCCTTTCTTTTCTTCTCTGGTGGATTGTAACAGTCTATGAACTCGTGCAAGTCATACAAGCTGCATCCTCTAAATTTCAATGTTTTATTTTGTTTCCATAAGTGCTCTGCCCTTACGCCAAATTCATCTGAAAAGCTTTGGATCAACCCTTTCATGGCTTTCTGCCTAATTCTTTTAATTTCTGTTGCCGTCCTTCCAGTCCTTGGTGCTATTGCATCCACTCTTCTACAGATATGTCCAATCAGCTCTAACCGCTGCTCCTCTGTTAGCTTCATAGGCTTATTGGAGCTGGCGATAAATCGCCTGAATGATCTTGGCATCATACAACGCATTGTGTTTTACCCCTTTGGGAAGTGGCTTTCCCAGCTTTGTTAAGAGTTGTTCGCGTGATAAATCAAACGCTTCCTTTTCAGAAATTCTTAGCACTCTTGCAATATCCTGATTGATGTCGTGACAACTTGCTGATATGTAATTAGGAAGCTCTAATGCGGAACTTGCCAGAAGATCAACCAGTAAAACAAAAACGTAATGAGATACATCTGACACAAATTGAATATCACTCTCAAAATGCTTAAGCCATTCAAGAAGTGATTCTCGTACCTCATATTTGCTGCCAACCACAAATACGGTGTTTTCCTTGTCTAGCAACTCTGCAAGCTCTTTGTTCTCACCCTTTACCACTGTATTTGACAATACATTTTCCTTAATCCAAGGTGAAATCTGATAATCTGCAAAATCATTAAGTTCTGCGTAAAAGGATTCACCGCTTGCAGATACAATTCCGATACTTATTAGGGTTGTGTCTTTATGCAACCCTGTAAATTCCGCATCAAAGTACAGATTTATCATTTTCCTTCGCTCCTTCCTTTTCTTTATATTCCTCTGCCTGCTCCATTCCAATGATGTAGGCAAGCTGTTCTTCTGTTAAACATGGAAGCAGCCGTGTTGCTGTTTCAAGCAATTGCTCTTTGCTTTCCCCATGGTAAATAAAAATTGTTGATCACTCTCCTTCTTCATTATCTTCAATACTGTTTGGATTTAGCATTATCATTAACAGCTTCTTCCAAGCAAACGATGTGTTTACGGTATATCCCCTTGCGGTTTGATACTGCATATGTACCACGTGTGGGTACTTCGCTTTAATCGCCGCGCTTACTGTTGTTGGTGTTCCATCTGGCATTTTTACATTTAGCACAACAATGTCGCCCTGCTTTGCTGTTTCTTTCAGCAGCTCCGTGTCTTTGCTCATTTCTCCGCTCAAATGCGGCAATATTTCTCTTAGATTCATACATTTCCTTTCTGTATGGCTCAGGCATTCTAGCCCAAGCCACGATTTCATAGCCAGAATCTTCAAATCCACCGTCCGGCAAATTTGATTGGCAAGCTTCTTTCGAAACCCACCATCTAAATCTGTTCTTTGGGTCTGGTCCCCAATAATACTCATGGGTAAGTCTAGTCTCGCCCCATCTGATTGTGCACAGCAGATAGCCTGCGGTCTTATCTGGCATCTTTTTAGTCATCCAGAACATCTTTTATCACCTCTCTTAATTTGTATTTGCAGCTTTTCTTTTTTGCTTACGATGTTGTGACCGTGTTTTCGATCCAGCCAAGCAAATAGTTATTCTGGATACTGGAGCAGCTATTTGTCACTTCGCTCAACTTCTTCAAAGTGCGTTTTTTCTGCTCTGTCAAAAAACGGTATGTCTTAGGCTTTTCCTTTTTATCTGTCATCACGCCTGCACCTCCTTTCTACATGTTTCCATCCTTTCAATGTAGCCAATCATGTCAGCAAAGCTTTCTGCTCTGTACAAGATTGCTCTGTTTGTGTCAGCAAGTAGTGTGTATGCACTATCAAACTGGAATATGTAATACTTATGCATTCCCTCGTAGTACATGCAATCTTTAAGTACTACAAACTTGTTAATGTCAAACATTGTTTGTTCCTCTCTTATGTAATTTCTGCTATCATTTCTGCCTTCATCCTGGCGAACTTGTTAATAAAATGGATTTGTCCTTTTCCAGTTACAAGCGTTGTTCTTGTGATTCTGACACTTCCGTCCGGATTCACAACGGTACGCTCCTTAACTTCAAAGAGTTTCTGTTCCATCGCCTTCTGTGCCGGCATATTTTTACTGCCGCCACTTTTAATCAGATAGTCATTTTGACGCATCCACTCAAAGAGTCTGTTTTGCCCGATCTCATGGCCATTCTGACAAATCAGTTTTGCCATGTCTCCAATTAGGATTGAGGTCCTGCTAGACTCCACTGCATCTGCAAAGATTTCCTTTGGCTTCATGCGCTCTGTGTCTGCAATCAGTACCTTGTTATCTGCCTTGAGCTTATCAATCTCGTTGTTGGCAATCTTTAAGGCTCTTGCCATTACCTGCTCTGGTGTGTTCCATGCCTTTTCGAGATCAATGAAGTACTGGCGGTACTGCTTGCCCTTTTCGGTACGCTGAATCATGCAGATCTGCTTTGCCATGTCAATGGAGATTTTGTAGTCCTGCAATTCCTGTCTTGCTAGGGTGTTAAATTCTTTACACCCTACATAATCTGTATTTTCTTCGAATCCATATTGTAACTGGCGATTAAACCATGATTGAAAACGTTCAGAGATCTCCAATCCCTCATGCAATTCTCTGGCTGATACAGTAGGCTGCTCTGACTCGTAGTTAATTCTCAAGAGTTCCATGTTTCGGCTCCTTTCTGTTTAATTTTCAATGTCCGTTTGTTTGTTACACTTACAGTATAGTTTATTAAGAATACTTTGTCAATAGTTTTTTGATTGTTTGGTAAACTTTTTGGTTGACTTAACAAACAAAACTTGCTATAATAATAATGGAAGGAGGTGATAAGATGGAAACTACAATAGGCGAGAGAATAGCAATGGTGCGAAAAAACCGAGGCTACACCTTAGAGAAATTTGGAGAAGCCATTGGAATAAAGAAAGGTTCAGTTAGTCTACTAGAGCGTGGTATCAATACTCCAGCTGACAGAACGATTTTCATGATTTGCAACAGATTTAGCGTAAATGAACAATGGCTCCGTACCGGAGAAGGCGATATGCTTAAGAACGTTACACCATCAGAAGAGATTGCATCATTTCTTGGCACGCTTGCAATAGCAGGCGACGAAAATTTCAAAAAGCGTTTAATCCTTTATCTTGCGCAAATGAAGGATTCAGACTGGGAGAAATTGGAACAAGTGCTTGATACTCTTCTTGCAGGAAAAGATATCATCTTTCCGCCAGGCACCAATGACAAACAAAACTAATTAACCAGACAGTGGGTATCCGTAATGCGGATACCCATTTGTTTTGTATACAAGGCGAATTTCTGGTTGCTATTTTGTGAAAACCTGTTTATACTATTTACATAGTGCAACACAAGCACAAAAGGAAAGGAAGAAAAGGACATGAAAAAGAAATTTGTAGCTGTACTGTGTAGTTGTATGGCATTGCAAGCAGTGCCAGTATTTGCAGAAAGTGAAGTAGAGACAGAAGCAGAAACTTCTGTTGATTATGAAGCAAAGTATAATGAATTGCTCAAAGACTACAACGATCTTCTTAAACTATATAATGAATTGCTTGAGGGTGATGAGGAAGAGAGTTCTGAGGCAGAAACCGAGGCTGAACTCCCAGACGGTGATATCCTGTTCAAGGATATTCCGTGGGGAACAAATTTTGCGAGTGTGCAGAGCTTAACACCAGAACTTAACCTCCAAGCATCTATAGATCAGACGCTTCCTGCCTATTCAGTTGATGATATTATCTATGGTGGAATTACTGGTGTTGACTATGATTCGACTGGTTTTATGGCAAGCGCTTTCGCTTCAAACTATCAGCAGCCAGCCTTTGGATATACAACATCTTCTGTATATGCGTATTTTGTTTGCCCTTCGGCAGACGGTGTAATTGACTATAATGTGGCAAATGCTATGCTGTACGGTGTTACATACGAATTTAATACAAATGATGTTAGCCCAATGGCAAATGATTTAAAAGAGCAATTAACAGCTACTTATGGTGAACCTTCACAGGATTATGACGAAGATTCTTTCTCAACTAAGGGCGGCTCATTTATATTTAATCTCTATGATGGTCATTTTACTATTTGGGAAACAAAGACCTGCATCTTATCAATCCACTCTTGCGATTATGGTAAGGATGCTGCCGCTCCAAGCACAATCCAGATTAACTATGCATGGAAAGATGCATCTGATATCTTAGAGCAGAATGATAAAATTGTTTCAGCCCAGTAAAACATTAAGAGGACACCCATTACTGGATGCCCTCTTTTTTATTTTGCCAAGATATAATAGACAACTCTGAGTGTGCTTAGTCTTTCCTCATTCCTCAAGAGCTCTCTGATTTTTTTCTTATAACACCATATCGTTGCTTCTTCAGCATCTTTTTCAATATCCTTTTCAGTTCTACTTTCTGCCATTCATTGCCCTCTCTTTCTTCTATTCTCTCGTCATTGCCTGCGCGATCAGCTCACAGCGATATTTCTTTACATCGTCTCTATCTGTTAGCTGATACAAAAAATCAAGCAATTCCATTTCGTTACGTTTTCCTTCTGGAATGAACGTGGACATATATGTAATCGCTCTTTTTACATATTCGTTGCCTTTTAGCTCTGCAATACTATCTAAAAAACGTCTAACCACATCACACATATAATCACCTTTCCTTTGCAAATGCATCCACAGAAATTTCGTATGCAACTTTAACCATTTCTGTTTCATGTTCTCTTTTGATATAAGTTCTGCTCTGGATTCTTCCAGACAGTCTAATTTTGTCCCCAACCTTTAAATTTGATGCCTTTCGAGCAAGCTGATTCCAAGCAATACAATGCAAATAATCGCTCTTGCCATATGAACGATTTACAGCAACTATAAGCTCACATAACTCCTTTTTTAATGGTGTTGTGCGATATATCGGTTTGCTGCATAAATACCCAGTCAATGCAATTTGGTTCCTATGTTCCCCACTTTCTACTTTGATTTCGTGGACCAGAAAGTACTGCTGTACATGTCTCTTGCCGTCACTGGTGTAATAATTCTTGCTTCGCCATTCTCCGATCACTGTCACTTCATCCTGACGCTTTAAAGCTCCGATTCTATCCTTTGCAACAGCGATTGGTATTTCATCCTTTACTCCACTCAGGCGGCTTGTCTCGATGGTGTTTGAGCAAAAATCACTCTCCAAGCAGTCTAATGTTGTAAAATTGTCTAGTAATTTGCCATGAATAATGGCAAAATTAACCATTGACTCTGTTACTTTGCAGTTGTAAACTGTCATCATTAGTAGCCTCCTTTCTCTTTTCTGCTATGGTATAGATAATAGCACTGGTGACTACAATTGTATTGACTTTGTTCACATTTTTTTCGGTCAAAGTTTTTTGGCTATTTTCCAAACTTTTAAGTGCCAGAAAACTTTGACTTTACCTTTTGTTTGATGTAGCCAATAAATTATACTTTTTGTTTTTGCTAAAGTACAATTTATTGTAAAAATAACATTTTGAACGAATATGAAGGGTGGTTTTTGACATGAGAAATCGAGTAGCTGATACTGAACGGCTTGTAAAAGTCATTATTTATGTGCGCAAAAGCGCAGGATTGTCACAAATGGATTTGGCAAAAGCACTCGGAAAGAGTGTAGGGACGATTAAAAATTGGGAGAATGGTCTTGGTGCACCAGACTTCCCAGCGCTGCTAGAGTGGTTTGACAGATGTGGTGTCGATGCAGAAAAATGTCTTATGGCTATCTATGATCCTAACAAATATGAGCGTATTTATCGCCCTAAAAAAGATAGTGAGACACTGTCTGCTCTGCAGGAATACTTAAAACATGAAGACGCTGAGTATCTGAAACGTCTGTATTACAATGTCTTTTGTGATACTGGTTCTGATTGGCACGCACAGCTTGATATGCTTACGGCATTGAACAAGTTGCCGCTTGCTGACCGTATAACGTCAGCTCAAGCATATCTCGACAATTTTCTGATTCGGCAGGCACGCGGCGAGGTTAAAGACGCTTTTATAGAGCCTGACTTGAAACATTTAGAAGAATCAATACAGCAAGCAAAGCAATCTGTTTGTGAGAGAAAAGATTCTTATCTTAAGAATTTGAAATGATAGGGTGTTCCCTATCATTTCAGTTGGAATAGTAATAAATTGCAACAGCTTTTTTCCATCCATTTCCACTATCAGATGTCTGAACATAGATATCGCCTTTTCTTCCATTGCTAATCGGCTCTGCTGTTCCAAACGATATAGATGTCTCGTCTAATATGCGATATTCTTTTTCGTTGCTGTCGTACAACATCAGCGATCCATCTTTCCTGTTTAAGCCAATCCATCCTAGCGTTGTTCCACTTCCACTAAATTTTATGTATGATGCATTTCCAACTCCATTAAGGTCTAACGCAGTAGTTATTCCTGCGGTTATTCGTAACGATTTTTCAAAAACTTCCAGCCTGGCGCTGAAGTCAGTAGTATCTGCGTTCCACTCATGGAAATCCAAATATTTTCCAATCTCCATCACACCAGTCTGGTCAATCCATGGAATTGCGTTCGAAATATTCTTTGAGACATCAACTATTTCCATTCCGCTCAATTTTTTTGAGTTTCGGGAATTCTCAACTGTCGTTATTAAATTTTCAAAGTTTCCAACATGCAATATTGCGTTATTGGTTGAGCCATCGTTGATGTATACATTTTTATCATCATTTGACACACCAGGAAATAACACTATATCATTCGCTGATGTAAGGCTTAGGTGTTGTGAACCAGTTAAACGTAAATAGCCTTTTGTTGTTATAGCCATATCTTCATCGCCAATGCTTATCATTGCTTTTTGCAGATATAGTTCACCAGATTTCATTCTTGTACCGATCATAACACTTTCTGGCGTTGCGCTAATTATAAATTCCTCTGTATCTGACGTTGGACTAATTACCTTAAAGGTCTTATTAAAAAATGCATCTAGTCCAGTAATAGTGCCTGTGATGATACTGGCAGCATTTAAATTGATGATAGAAACCTCTGAGGCATCTATAACGCCTGCTGTTATTTTATCAGCAGACATATCCTGAATTTTCGCATTGGTAATTTGCGCATCACCAATCATTACACTTGTTATCCAACCCTGCTTAATATTTGCTTTATCAAGTCTGGCAAATAATATATTTGCATCATTTACCGTGATTGTGCTTGCCTGCAAGTTCGTGATCTTTGCATCTACAGCATTTAATTGGTTGAATGTGGCTTTTTTTGCCGTAATTTCCTGAAGGCTAAGAATATCATCTTTAACTCGTTGCAACGCTATTTCAGATGGACTTTTCACCTCTTTTTCTTCAAAACCATAGGATGCCACTTCCGACAGCAAGCCACCATCAAATGTAATGGTGTGCTGCATCACTGGAACATCTATAAGATTATTTTTAGCATCAACTATTGTAACGACATCACCTACGTCAAGTCTCGGATCTCCCATAAACGAAAATGACACTGGATAATACCTCGTATCCTTTATTTTTTCAAGGATTTTATCGAGCCATTCCTGTGTCATTACTGGATTGCTTAAATTTGTATTTATATTTGTTCCTGATTCATAATGATTGTTCTCTGTATCACAGCTGATGCCTGAAATTTGGCACATCGTTTCTGATTGTAGCAGATCATCAAAATATCTATTGGTCTTAATTAGATATGTGTGTGATTCTTTTAAAAATTCGATTGTATTATAGATAAATGATAAGTTTTGGTCTTCTAAATAGCTACCTGCTGTATCACCTATCTTTCCTGGGTGATCAGTTGCTAACGTTCCATACCATCTAAATGTTACTTTTCCATTTCTATCGCATATAGCAAATGTACCATGGAGTTGTGCGATGTATCCAACCACCTGCTGCATTGTGAAACCATCAAACGGCTCTTTGTATGATTTCTCTCCCGACTGGTCGTTAACCGTCAATATTCTATCTATAATCAGGCTATCAGATAATTTGCTTGTGTCAAACTCAACACCTGTCTGTTCGCTTATATCAGTTAAAAATTCTTTACTTTCTACTGGATAGCTTGTGATTTTGCTTTTATACGCTTTAGCTAACTTTGACTCTAGCCTGTCATATGCTGTAAAAGTAAGCAGATTTCGGTCTTTTTTTTGCTCTTTTATTGTAAAATACCCCATTGGTATCCACTCTATAGTGCCATCAGCTGTTGCTCCGATTTCAAGTCTTACTTCCGTACCTTTTACAAGATCTTGCGACTTTGTAAACATAGATACTTCTATTTTGGAAGCTGTAGCTCCACCCACATAAAAATAGCTATCAGGAGTTGAAAAATTTGTTTGCACTATCTCTTGGATTCCTTCTGATATTCCGTTTAGCCTTGCGTAGAACGTTCTTCCACTGCCTGATATAACTTTATCTAATGCTTCTGATACCTGATACATGACGATTTCCTTTCTCTAGCACGGTATACTCCGTGCTAGATATTTGCTTTATTTTTTATTCTCCGAGGATGTATCTTTTTTCTTCTTCTGTGAGAATCTTCATTCCTTTAATCTTTTCTGCCGACACTTTTCTACTACTTTTGTACAGTCTTTTTAAACTCTCTACCAAACTTCTCATGCCAGTACTCCTTCCTCGATCAGCTGCAAGGTATATGCATCTATCATTTCTGTTGCGTATCTTGTCATTTCTTCGCTTGGCTCTGTATCGCCTTCGTAATCAAGATATTGCTCTGGAGCCTGAATAATCTCCTCTTGCGTCAGCTTAAACGTCCTGAATATATTGCCGTTATACTCGTACATTGTCTCACTGCCGTTTTCTGGACCATCAATCGTAATCTTCTGCTCATCTGTACAAATGACTACATCCATTCCTTTTTCAAGCGGATAGAATGCTGCACTTAACTGTGGCAGCGTAAATCTCATCTTTTCCATAATTGTTTAATCTCCTCTCATGAGTGGATACAATTTCTTTACATCTCTTTATATCTTCCGAGACATGATACTTTTGTTGAAAACGTTGTGTGTTTGAATGTTTAATAGCTCCATAACGCCCGATATAGCTTTTAGCCAATGACAGCGGCACTTCTTTCTTTTGGTGGACTCTTTTTCTTACCTTCTTTGCAGTCCTTCTAAATCTCAAAAAATTTGATGAGCGTACAGTAAGACTTCTTCTTGATATTTTTCTTCCTAAAATATCAATGTATGTAACACTCAGATCAATGAATTTTGATGTTTCCTTAATTTCTAGCCCTAAAAAATCCGAAATATAATTCGAAAATCTTTTTACTGCCATCTTTAAATCCTTCAAGCTTTTCGAAACAATTAGTATATCGTCCATTTGAAACAAAGCATGAGATACAAGATTGACACGATTAGCAGCTCCATTCCTATGTTTTCTTAATTTGCATACCTGCTCATTAACATAATGACACGCATATGACATGTAGTAATTCGCAAGATATTGGCTAAGGTATGAACCGATTGATAATCCACCCTCAAACGAATCAATCAAGAAGAAAACGAGATGTATAACATCGTCGTTATCTACATCTCGCCTTAGCAGTTCTTTTAATTTACCTTTAGGTATGGTTTCGTAATAATGCCTGATATCTGCTTGCCATCCCCATCTTATATCATGGTTGTCTACCCATTTCTTAATTGCTTTTGCACCAAATTCGCATCCCTTATTCTTTAACGCTCCGCATTGGTAAAAGCCTATTTTCTTTCGGAATAATTCTTCCATTGCATATACAGCTATATAGTCATATATCTGTTGCTTTACATCTTGTATTCCTATTTTTCTAACCTTTCCGTTACACTTATCAACTTGGTATCTGTAACGAATTGGCTTTACAATATATTTCTTTTCGATAATCTCTTGTTGTATACCATCTATAACAGTATTGATCAATCCTTCCATCATGAAGTGTTCTTTGCAGATCTTTTTTATGATTTCACATGGCAACTTTGAGTACTCTGAGAACATTCTTATAGTGTCCCCTCGGTTCATCTTTCCACTTATGCAATCTCTTACTGCCCGTTCAACCAATATTCTGTTAGTTATATCTATTCTTTTACAACAACGTTTCAAGTATTTTTTATCCTTTTTTTGTAAATATCGTTTAAATTCCGAGGGACGTTCGGATGTCTACTAGCCCCAACCTATGTCTTTCACATAAGTTATCGGAATGTCCGTCGGCATTCCGATTCCCTTTTTGTTGCCTATTTAAGTGTTGCTTACGCAACAACGGAATTACATCCGCGAAATGCCACACTAAGTACCAACGTACTATTTTGTCCCGTCAGACATATAAAAGCAGAGAGCGTAGTTCCAGTTCGCATTCGTCACGTCGTTCCTGAGATTCGCGTAGGAGAATCCGGCATTCGACCTGTTCCTGAGATTGCCGCGCCCGTGTGTGACAAGTCCTATTTTAAAATTATTTCTGTATACTATTTAGAGGGGCAGCCCCCTCTTTTGCTTACGCAAAATTCACCCCTAAAAGGTTCGGAATTAAACGCAGAGAGCGCAGTACCAGAGCGCATACGCCACGCCGTACCCGAGAGACGCGAAGGAGAATCCGGCATACGACCCGCTCCTGAGAGAGCCGCGCCTTAGCGCTTCGCGCCAACCTGTTCCATCACCACCATTATATTGTCTGTCGCCAACACCGACCGAATCTCCTGAACCCTTGCTCTTGAACCATATAACACCTGTAGATAAGTCTATATCAATGTCGCCAATCCAAAAATCATCGGTTGTTTCAAGATCTACAGTTGCGATTTTTGTCCAGTTCGCGGCAGTGCTTGACCATGCAGCAGTGCCTCTAACGTAGTAGTCAACTGTTGTTGCTGCGGTCTTGTTCCACAACTCGTTCATTGAGATATAATATGCACCAACCATATCTTCAATACCACCAAGTTTGAATGCATGTTTGCCATCATTCTTGATATATCCATCCACTCCAAGCACCTTGTCAGTTTGTCCTGCATGTAATGGCATTGATGATATATATGTATCTTCTGTAATTGTCATATTTTGCTTGCCAACATATACTTTACTGTTATCTGTTCCAGATATTGCTTCGATAGCTGTTATTTTGACTTTATCTGCGATATTTCGCATGTATGCCTGTCCACGATCCAGATTGTCTGTGTGACCAGTTGCATCTCCGATGGATACTGTCGTGCCAACATAAAAGCTATTTGCCTGCGCTGTTGGAATTACAACATAGTTAACATTTTCCCCAGTTTGTACAACTTTAGTCTGTATATTAAATCCAGTGCATCCTTGAAAGATTTTCTGACTATTTTTTGTTGCATACTTCATCCATAGCATACACAGCAGATATGCCGTTCGCTCTGATCCAGAGCCATGATATCCTGTTCCTTTCTTCTGCAGCTCAGTATTTCCAGACTGGGCTGAAACAAAGTTATAAATTGCATTTCCAGATGATGAATATAAAATTCCATCAATTTGTCCTGCATAGTATTTTGTCAAAATACCATAACCGAGTTCTTTGCTGCACCATGGTGTAACTGTTGTACACTCCAATTCAGGATGTGGCTTCGTTGCAAAATGCACAATGTAATATGTGTCAAATTTCTGAATGCCCCAATAAGTTAAGGGAACCATAACTCCAACATCTACTTTTCCAATGTCAGAATATCCGTTACCGCCTTTAATTGCCACTGGAGTTTTGTTCTCCTGCTCGTCAATTGTAAAATTGCAATCAATTGTCTGAAAGGCACTATGATTTGCAAAATCATCCTGCCCCTTTACAGTTTCCGTCGAAGGCACAGCTGTTAATCCAACCGATGCATTCAACTTTTCACCGTTTGGGCTGGTACTCGTCTCATAGTAATAAAACTTTGTTGAGAAAACCTCGTCTGTTGCTGTTTGTTCCCAGAAATTCTTCCAATCAAATTTTGAAACATCTGTTACTAGTGTTTTTACTGTTTTTAAAAGATTTAAAATTTCTTGTGATGTTGACTCCATTGCCACATCTACTGCCACTGCTGCCATTTTTTATCCTCACTTTCCGTCGTCATACATTACTCTCAGTCCACCACTTTCATTTATACTCAAAGTGATTCCCTGACCATTTGCTTTCTTTGCAAGTTCCTTTGTTAAATCCACTATATTAGTTTCTTGAGTTTTTGATGCAGCCTTTAATTCTTCCACATCTTCCCAATTTGCAAGATAAATTATTTTGTCAGCCATACACCTTCCTCCTCTACTTTGTTATCCTTGCAGCCAAGCACCCTTTGGCTGAGTCGAAGAAAAATTCTATGCCAGTACCATCGGCCTTTGTTTTTAACGCTGTGTCCTGTTCTACATTCTTCTTTTCAACCTTTGCGAATCTATCCCCAACTGCTTTTGCATCGGCTGGCGTGTCTGCTTGTGACAATGTGGTATCTGTAGCATCTCTAAAGGATTCTTTTACATTTGATCCATCAACTTGCATTACGCCTTCTGCGTTGTCATACACAAGAAAAGTATCTGTGGATTTTACAGCCGTTTTTTTCTTATATTCCGTCCATAATCCCATAATGATCACCTAACCTTGCTCATCAAATTTAATGGCTGCGCACTGTTTTTCTGTGTCATAGTACAAAGTCATTCCTTTTCCTGTTACTTTTTCGTTCAATCCATCTCCAACCGCCTTTGCATCTGCAAAAGCACCAGGAACAGTGAGTGTTTTGTCAGTTTCCAACGGATGAGTCTTATGATACTTTTCAACAGCTGCATCAATTTGATCTTCCGTTACAGTTGCGTTCTGAACCTTACGATTTAAAATACCAATGACGTCTTCTGGTTTCATATTTACTCCTTAAATCTTGTTCCAAGTTGCCGTTGACTCTTCGAATTTATAATAATCGCCAGTATCGCTCGCTAGGAAAGAGCTGCCTGTCGCAACATACGTAGGAAGCTTGCCTACATCTTTTGCAAGCCCCTCATAACTACGCACATTCCCTTGCGCAGACGTACATACCAATGTACCCATATCTGGCACTTCTTGACCAGGCTTATAAAACTGTCCATCTTGTTTCACTGTGTAATCATATGTCATGCTTTTTCCACCTCGCTCTTCTCTAGCATCATGTTAATCGCTTCAAATTCAAGCTCTGATGCTTCTATGTTTTCAATCAAGCTAATCGGGATTTTGTAAACATCTACATCAACTTCAATTCCATCCAGCAATTCACCCAACTCTGATTCTAGGTTTTGCTCCATTCCCTTTTTGGGCACAATGTCACCATTTTTCTTTTTATCGCAGTACTTTTCAATCAATTCATTTCTTGATTCTTGGAAAGGAATTGCAGCCTTATCCAGTGTTTCAATATTATGGTTGATTGCATAAATCGCCTTAATTGGCTTCCTTACACCATTGTTTTTAAACGATAAAAGTCCATTGATTGTCTTTACCAGTGTTCTATTTGACATCTTCATTTTGATACCTCATTTTTCAATAAAATTTGCAGCAACACCAACATATCTAGGCAGTCCATCAGCATACGAATAGACTGGATATGTCGGTGTTCCAACATTAAATTTGCGTGTTTCTGTTTTCCCAGACTTCGGATTTCGGAAAGCGATCGGAAAAAATGGTGGTTCTATTGCAGCAGCAAAAGCTACTGCTTCTTTATCATCCAAAGGTGCTAGCACAATATTTAACTTAATTTTCTTTGCTATGATGTCACCCTCCATATCACCAGACGCAACTCGCCCTGTATTGCGGCTCCAGATGATGTTATCTGTTACCGTCAGGTCTTTAACTTTCAGCTTCAATCCACTTATGATTACGGTTTTTACTGGGCCATCCATTGCATTGCTTCCCTCCTTTACGTTAAAAGTTGTGCCTTACCTGTCTGTATGACTCTGCTGTTGTTTTCCTTTTTGACAACCTCAAAGATCTTCTTTGCATCGCCCTGGAGAACAACATTAACTGTCACATTTCCATTTCCTCCACCATTTCCACTGTAACGTGCCATAACTGCTTCCATTCCACTCGCTACGGCACTCTGCATTACACTTGCAAGTTGTGACTGGTTTAAGACCTCTGTCCTGCCGCCTACATGTCCCACAAGCTCTGGTCCTGCTTCGCCTGCAATAAACATCGAACCTGCATTTACTGTACCTCCTGCATATCGTGGAATGGCGCTAAAGCTTGACATGAAGTCTTTTGTAATAACTCCTCCACCGCTAAACTGTGGTATATCATGCCATCTTCCACCATAAAAGGCTCCTCCTGTGGATTTTTTAGTACCTGAAACTATGCTTGAAATAAATGCTGTTATCCCTGAAAGAATTAGCGATACTCCAGATTGTTTCTGAACCTGATTAACATATCCTAAAATTCCACTGAACCATTTTCCAGATGTAGGGATCGAATCTCCTAATGACGTTACCCAACCTGTCAGTCCACTAAACCAACGGTTGTTCTCCGGAACTCTGTTCTGAAAATCTGTCATCCAACCTGTTAATCCGCTGAACCAACGATTGTTCTCTGGAACTCTGTTCTGAAAATCTGTCATCCAACCTGTTAATCCGCTGAACCAACGGTTGTTCTCCGGAACTCTATTTTGGAAATCTGTCATCCAACCTGTTAATCCGCTGATCACTCTATCGGCAATTGAATCTTGTTTGCTTGTCAAATTTGCTACCAAATCAAGCTTTTTTGCATAGTCTGGAAGTGCATTTTTAGCACTCACAACATTTGCTGATGCACCTTGGATTGTCTTGTCTTTTGGGGTAAGATCACTGGTATCAAGTGATCCTGCCTTTAAATTCACTTTAAATTCCTTATCGAACATGTCGGTTAAGGTATTGCTGATTCCTAACGTAAAATCATCACGTTTAAGTGTTTCTGTTACATCATCTAACGTATTTTTCAATTCATCTTTTAAAGATTTCCAAACACCTGTGAATTTTATTTTTCCAAGGTTGGTGCCAAATGATTCTGTCTTTATGCTTGCTGTATCAATCTCGGCTGAGTATCGGGTTGAAGCTTCGCTCATTTTGTCAAGCTCTGTTTCTGACTTGTTCAAAGTGGTTGTTAACCTATCCACGTTTAGCATTTTCTCTTGCAGACTGTTGCTTGTTAAGCCTATCGCATGAGCTAAAATTGCTTCTGATCCTTGCAAGCTATCGACATCGTATTTTCCTTCGCGCATTTTTTTGAACAGGCTATCCATGGTTTTTGTCATTTCTGCCATTGTGCCATTTCCGCCCATTAACTGATTCCAGTACGAGAACACGCTGTCCTTATTTGTGATTACACTGCTTACAAGTTCATCTACTGCACCATTAAGAGCAATAGCTGAATCAGCCATAACTTTAGCCGCGTCTGACATTGCAGTTTTAAAGCCTTCTGCAATAGCCGCATTCTTTTGGCTTGCTATCAATGCTTTTAAAGCCTGATCTGTGCCTTCATAAGCTGTTCCCACTTCACCTATTAGTTTTGCGGCTTGCGGTGCATACTCTACAATTTGGTCATAGTAGGTTTTAAATAGTGACATGTCTGTCTCGGATAGGCTTCCGTTCTTTTTCAGCTTCTCATTCAGTTCAAGGAACTTATCGACAATTATGGAAACATTTTCAAATTTCTCAATTTCTTCCTGTTCCATTGCTGGCCATTCGATTTTAAGCTTTGAAAGTGCTTTGTTCAGATTGTCTGCGATAGCTGTATACTTTGTATCGGGTCCACCAAAAACAGCCGCCCAAGCAGTTTCAAACAATCCAAAAAATGTATTTGCAACTACATTTGCGGAGGTCTTTAAAATACCCATCCAGTTTATCCCTTTGATAAAATTGTTGATGTCAATTCCTAGGCTGCGCCAGTTAAATGTTGCTGCAAACTCGTTAATTGCGGATAGTGCACCTTTAAATGCCTGACCTAGCGCTTTTCCTGCTTGGCTAAAATCAGTCTTAGCCAAAAAAGTATTTGCAGAACTTGCAAGCTCTGAGCCTATTCTTTTCCAGTCAACCGTTACTGAAAACGTAAGTAAGGATGAAGTTGCTGTATTCATTCCATCGGATAGCATTGTGCCGATTGCTTGCCAATCTGCCTCGTAAAATATGCTATTGATTCCGTTCGAAAAATTTCTGGATATCGAATTGAAATCAATTCCTTCTATTCCTGTTGTTAGCGCAGATGTGATTCCATTGATTCCAGTCGCAATGGTTTGCCCAGTTTTTGTGTAGTCTCTATCTGCAAAAATGCTATTGATTGTACTTGCAAGTGCATTACCTGCTTCCTGCCACCCTGTAGTGCCGCTAAAATTGATCTTAGACATATCTACTACAAATCCATCAAGGAAGCTCCACAAAGCCTTGTATTTGGCATTCAGAGTCTTTCCAAGGCCATCCCAATCAATAGTAGCTATCGCACTTCTAAGCCCACCTGACATAAATTCGCCAATTGATGTCCAGTGAGTTGTATCAACAAAGGTATTGATTGCACCTACAGCTGTGTTGACCGCTTCTCCAAGCGTTCTTCCAACGCTCTTATCAAGACCTTCCGTCTCAAAGAAGCCGTTTATGAATGTTCCTGTGACTTTGGCAATTTTGTTTGCCTCATCCTTGATTGGCTCCCAGTCAATGGAATCAAGTGCGTCACGGAGTTTCGTTCCAACTATTTTACCGATGTCAGTAAAATCGGATTTCGCCCAGGCATCTTTTACGAGATCTGCAAAGTTAGATACCGCTCCTGGTATATCCTTTTTTGTAAAAAGTATAGGATCTTCCGTTCCTGAGCCGTTTCCAGAACCACTTCCACTTCCACTATTACCACCAGATTGTTGTTGTCTTTTTGCATCTATTGCTACTTGAGCTGCTTTTATTTGACCATCTATAGATTTATTTGCTTGGTTTAATTCATCTATTTGTTCTTGCAATTTCTTTTCATCTTCTGATAATTGAGCAACTTGTTTATTTTTTTCATCTTTAGCAGTTTTCAATTGAATAGACACA